TTTACTAAGAAAGAAATAAAAGCTTTTAGTTTAGATAAAAATCTAAAGAGAAAAGTAAATGCTGTAATTAATCGCTATAAGCGAGGAAACATGGAAAAACGTAATTATTCTTCACTTGTGTATAGGCTTAAAGATATAAAAGATTTATCTTCGACATACATATGTGGTATAGTATTTCATGTTTATTATAACATTGTTTATCTTGATAGAAAGTATATTATCCTGAACAAACAAAAAGCTTTTGCTGAAGAAATAAAAGCAAAAATCAAAGCAAGTATAGATGCTTAGTTCTATACAAAGTAACAAAACTTAAACATTTATCAAAAATGAACATTTTAAAGACAACTCCAAAAGGCGTAGTAATTGAGACAAAGATTGGACTTAATCCAGAGTTATCAGAGAAGTTATCTAACTGTGGTTCTTACCACATGAAGGCAATCAAGAAGCAGTGTGATAAGATCGCAAGCTGGGAGATTGTGGATAACGACATCGCGAAGGATGAAGATTATCCAAAGATGGTGAAAGTTACATCTGTTCCATTCAACGAAGTAGATGCCGACTGTGTCAGCACATTTGTAAAGACACAGGAGAATCTTGTAGAAACTGTTCTTAAGGCAGAGTCTATGAGTTTGGTAATCGACAGAGCGGTGGATTGCGTTAATCGCGTATTCAAAGCAATGTTCGATACATCTTTTACACCAGATGTGTATGCAGAAAACTAAGGTCCATATAAAAAACCAACAGCATCAACAGCGGAAAGACAAATCCGCTGTAGATGAGGTTGGGAACAAAAGATTCAGGCTTTTCTTTAAGTCTGGAGGGGCAAGTATTCTTGTAGCTAAAGGGTTAACAAAGAACGAGGTTTATATTCTAACTAAACAGTTCGAGAATAATCTCAAGAATTACGACTCTAAGCTCGAAGGAGTATGGTTATCAGTAAAATAGCAAATGTAAGTGCTTGTCTTACATAACATTTAAAACATTTATCAAAAATGATTCCAAGTTACAATAAACCAGGTAACAATGATGGATTTGAGAAAGTCTTATTCATCTTATTTATAGCCATGCTGTTCTTCGGCATTGCTGTAAAGTGTAGTGCACAGAAAGTGCAACAGAAAGCTGTGTATGACACAGTAATGTGTGATCAGGCTTGTATTCAGAAGTATGTACAAATCCCTAACGAAAAGACTGGGAAAGTACGTATCTTTGCTGTATACAAAGATTCTAAGCACAATGTGAATGAGCTTATTAACGTGTCAGAAAGTACATATGATTACATTCAGACATGTAAGACCTATGGGATTCCTGCCCAGTTAGGTATTAAGCTCAGAAACGGTGCTATCCAGAGTGTTATTCGCATTAAAACAATCATAACTGTAAGGCGATGAACGATGGAATAAAGAAAGGTGTAGCGGTGTACCGTAAGAACAAATACGGTCACCTCTACAACATATTTCTCGTTGAAGGTACACGCGGAGATAAAATCCTTGCTAAAACCTTAAACGGACGTAAAATAACATTAGAGAGAAATGATTTTTATCCAGTAAAAATTCCAAGTTTGAGAATATCAAATGAGGAAATGGATAAAATTATAGCTGGTGTTAGAGTCTTTAATCACAATATTACACAATCGTGGGTTGATGTAGTAGAAGGATTTAAAGAAAAACAATTTGAAATTATAAGACTAACACATACAAATAGAAAAGTGTATGTGATGTTAGAGTCCATTAACAGATCTGTTAAGAATAAGATTGTGAAAGAAAGCGCAAATGGAATTCTAACTAAACAGATCTTTTCTATTAGATGCGCCATTTGGAATATCATATTTGAATGAAAATTCCAAAGCCAGGCCAATTTTGCACTATAAACAATGTAGTTTACAGAGCTTATAAGGCAAAAGATGGTTGTAAAGGATGCGCTTTCAATAACTTGTTCTCCTGTTTAGGTATAATAGACGGGAAAACTGGTAGAGCTAAAATGGATTGTAAATATAGCCATATAATCTTTAAAAAAGTATGAAGTCAAGAAAACTGTCACCTGCTATAAGAATAATCACTTCAATGTTGATTTTGTGTTCGATAGAAAACGGTACGATCAAAAGTGAATATAATACAGCTTTAATCATATTGTGTTTTATCGAATTAGTGATGGATACTTGTTATCTTGTGATAAACTTAAGTATCAAAGAATAATCCCAAAGTGTAGAGTGTTAGCATCAAACTAACGCTCTACATGTACATTTAATGCAACCTACGCCTCCGAAGTACAAGGAGAGTACGACTGGTCCCAAGTCCAGGATGAAAGATGCAGAGGGGATGTACATTTAAGTGCACGCTTATCAAGAGCGCGATGCTGAGTCTCGAATACTCCGTGCACTACATTTTTATGTTAGTTATTTATTTTGGTTATGATTATCTTGTTCTCTTATTTTAAAACGTTGTGAAACGCTAAGGACTATTGGTTGATAAATGTCATAATTGAAGTTATTAAATTAGCTATTAGGTAATAGAGATTACCAAAAACACACTTGCTTGTGAAAGTAGGTGTGAAACGGCTTTATAGCTTAATTGGTGAGAGCGCCCCGCTTTGGTGGGGAGGTATAGAGTCGGAGCCTATTGAAGCCACAGTATTATCCTAACTATACTTTCATAAATAGTAGTGACTATTTAATATCTTTAAGTTTTAGTTGTTATTAATGTTTAGTGCGCGGTTCGTGAGAATAGCGCATCATGGCCTATTCATCTATCGGTTAGGACACAAGATTTTCATTCTTGTAAGAGCGGTTCGACTCCGCTATAGGCTACAAAAGTTTTTTCCAAGTTCTTTAAAAACTGGGCAATTAATTTATGTTGAATCCAATAAACATTATCAAAATGGGAAAATGGATTAAAGGGTTTTTAGCAGCATCATTTATGCTATTTGTAGCTGCCCTTGGTTTAGCGACCTTAACAAGCTGCAATCATGAGAGTGGTAATAGAAGGATCAAAAATTCAGACTCTGCTTTTGTGGTTGGAATTGTTGATCAGTATTGTCATCCAGAAATGTCTACTGTTGACGAAGCTGTAATGCTTCAGAGGCAAATGGCAATGGATGCAGACTATAAGCACGTGTTCATAAACATGTCGCCGCAAACACTGAAAGCAGTAGTTCATGTTATGACACACAAGAATCATGGTACACCTACATTTACAATCAAAGATATTGCTCAAGAGTATCTATCGAGTCAGAAAGTATATGACAACCTGCCCGATGATAACAAGCAAGATCAAGATGTAGGCTCTGATCCGAAGTTACTTGATGAACCTGATAGTATAGGAGGAAAGTAACATGGAAACAAGAGCTATCGTAATTCTTTATGAAGGGGTAAAGGCTCCTGAAAAGTTAATGATCAAAATTGCTCAGACTCTCCGAAAGGAGAAGATAACGAGTGATCGAGACATTTCTATTTCAGAGCTTGATCAGAACGATATTGCAAAAACTTTAGTGAAAGCTAAAGCTGCAGAAACTATCACATTTAAACATGTGATAGAAAAAGATCCTACTGAACAAGCTATGATCTACCTGAAAGGTTATTTCGGTGACGAGATCTGGATGAATCCAGTATTGTTTGGAGTTAACCTTATGGGTGTAAAAACCTCTCTTACAGAAGAGGGTAAAACCGCTCTACGCATATTGTGTAGAGATAACATCTCTTCGGATGTTGCTATGAAGTACAATTTTACACAAGCTCACCTGACAGCTATTAAAGCCGTCGTAACATCAATGTAATGAAACACTATGATGATCACCATATGGTGGTAGAGAAAGAGAGTAAAAGAACAGAACGTGCAAGACATATTAATGCAAGACCATACAAGCGTTCTAAGTACAAACATAAAAACTACGAAGAAGAGGATGTATAAGGTAGAACTTTGGGGCCGTAATTCTCATGGTAACAAAAAAGACCTGATTTCAACATCTTTGTATCCTACAAAGGAAGAAGCTGATACTGCGAGAATAGTCTTAATAAGACTATCTCGTGGCAGAACATTCGTCCCAATAGATGCAGAATGTGTGAAATTAGGCAGGCCAGAAGTGGCTATTTTCAACGAAACTAACTATATTGTTTGTTAGAATCGTTTAACATAATATTAATTTTTTAAAATCATTATCAAAATGGCAAAAGAAACAAAGAAATCAGCAAGTGAGGTAGTAGTAGCTACAGAAGAGAATGTGTTGGACCAGATTAAGAATGGCAATCTCTTGAAGGAAGCTAACGTCAAAGCAGCTCTCGAGGAGATTGAGAAGCAGAAGGACGAGAAGCAGAAGAAAGAGGCAATGAACATGATCTGTGTTGCCAAATACCAGAACAGTAAGGCTCTTCTTGAGCTTCGTGCACGTCGTCGCGAAGAGAAGAATACCAAAGAGTTCCTCACTGAGACAAAGAACATTCTTGACGAAGTACTTGGTGGTAAGATTACTCCTACAGATTACAACAAGAAGCGTGATGATCTACGCGAAGAATTCCGTAAGAAGAACCGCGAGAGTGACAAACAACTTTCTGAGGAAATGCAGGAGCTGCGAGAGAGCTTTGAAGGCCGCTGGCAGTATTGGTGGGATTAATAATCCTACGAGTGCACAATTAGCGTTGAGTTAGCAGAGTCTTAGAACCAGCCTAACACGGAGACTACGGATAGTTTAAAGAAATTGGCCCTACATGGGCGTAATCAAGAAAACACCTATTCAGTGAATTGACACTGACACAAGAGCCTTTGAGCCATGTGCAACGCAAACGGCGATGACACGCTGTATAATATGTCCAATTATGATCAAACAATTACAGTATGCGAACCATCGAGTCGGTGCTCCTATAAGGAATCCTCATTGGCGAGGTAAGTAGACACTGTACTGTGTATCAAGAAACAGATACATGCGAATTATACGAGAGTCTTGAACCAGTTATATGAAACATATTTGTAAAAGCTTATAAATGCGTTTTAAAGCGTTTAAACAAGTCAAGTGGATTAGCTACCCACAAGATGCGTTAGAACGCCTTAGAACGCACGTAAATAGCTTTATTCAGGATCTTTAGGATTGATCACCTAAGGATTCACTAAGAAAGAAAGCATATCCGTATGAGGTATACGACCAAGACGCGGGTTCGACTCCCGCCAGCTCCACTATAAAGAAAATAAAAAAGGGGCTGTATGGTTTTGATTGGCGTGGAAGTAAATACACCTATTCAGTTAGGAAGGATACTGTATAAATTCAAATGGCAACTTTAACGTTGTTGACTATACTTGCGTAGCGTAAGTAATAAGTCAGGTGGATGCGAAACCTACCAAAGTGGTTTAGATTCGGGAGAGCGCTGGTAATTTAATATTAACAACGGTTTTGTACTACTTTAATTGTGGGTTCGATTCCCACCTCTCCCACGATTATGAAGACAGGATATAAAGAAATGCTCCGTAACAGGTTACCTGATTACGTTGACTTGGCACTAAAATGGTGTCGAGTTAAAGAGCTTTGGATTAACCATGTCTATGATTCTCAGATAAACATATATGCAGATAAACAAGAACGTTATAATGCAACTCGCATAGCTCTTGGATTGTCATCAAAAGAACGTATATTTAAGTTTGAGGATAGTATAGATTGGGTTTGGATTTCTGAAGAAGAAAAAGAAAGATTGGTACCAGCTATAGGATGGATCAACTTCTTTAAAGTCTATTATCCATTTATTGAAAACAAATGGAGAATAAATCTCTCGTTAGGTAGAACGGAACAAAGTTTTATTGAAGAACTGTCTTCTGGATACCTAAAAACAGTCAATGGTTCTATAAGGGATAAATTGGCAGTTTTTATTACTAATTATTTGAAAAAATGATTATGTATTTTCCACGTACCAAAAAGATTTATCTTGCTGAATATGTAGGATGGGATTGGAAAGTCGTTTGCTACAAAAAAGGATGTTATGAATTTGCTTATAAATGGAATATTATAATACCATCTAAGTATAATCATTTGATGAAGTGCGACGACATTGTAAATCTATTAGGTTGGATTCATGAAAACATCGTGATGAAATTAGAAGATTTAACGTATATTACACTTAATGTATTGATACGAATATCAACGGGTCTTTTAAATAAATGCGATATTGACACGGAGACAAAGATAGAATTGCATTATATAATCGTTTCTCAATTGAGAAGCAGAAAATCCTACTTAATTAGTGAAGATTTACCTTTTTAGCTATAGATCATTGGGTTGATCTATAGCTCCTATTGTGGTCAAGCTATATCCACGATGCGAGTGACACGCTTATAAATAGCTCTATTTGTTTTGAAAAATCCACGTATTACCCCAGAGGAAGTGGAGATTATCAAAAGCGCGCAAGCTGGTAATATATCAGCTTTTAATAAACTTTTTCATCGCTACAAGGGATTCGTTGATACGATCCTGTACTACTATATTAAAGATATGGATGAAGCGAAGGACATAACTAACATTGTGTTCTTAAAAGTTTATGAAAAACTCTCTCAATTCACAGACTATGACTCATTTGGAGGATGGCTGAGAATTTTAACAAACCGTACAGCAATTGATTACTTACGTAGTGTCAAGAACCACGCGAAACCTGTAGGAGAAGAAAGTGAAAGACTATCGCTTGCCTCTTCTATATCTTCCGATGAAGATGATCTTGTCAATCGTCTTGCATACGAAAGAATACTCGAAGAATTTGAAAAATTCCCTGCTCACATGAAGCAGATTCTTGAGTTATTCTACGTGAATAATATGACTGTTGTACAAATTAGTGAAGCTTTGAGAATCCCCACTGGAACTATTAAGTCGATTTTATCAAGGACTCGAAAGCAAATCAAAAAATCGTTTAATCAAAATTAAAAAAATGGACTTACTTTGGTTTTTCATTGGAATCCTTATTATCTTTTGTATCGGTCGATACAATGAGAGTAATAAGTTGTTTTGGATACTGTTAATATCATTTGTTGGTAGTTTTACAGTAGCTACAATCATTACGAAAGTGACATCGTATGATTCTAATGAAGCTAAGAAGAAGGAGGTTCAGGTATGTAATCCCACGCAGGCGTCAAATAGCGCATCAGGAATATTCCTTTTGGCAGATGCTATGTTAGGAGACACACAAAGCGTACAGCTAAAACCTGCGAGTCAGGAAACGTACATGCCTGAATTACTTTCAATTGGCTTCAATAGTCCGCTCGTTAATAGCGGAATAGTTTACTCACTCTTAAAACCACCACAACTATGTTGCAATATTTCGACACTTCATGACATGTCATGAATTAACAAAACAGCATTCAATTAATTAACGTGAATTTTTCACAAGTAAATAACTTTTAAATCATTATCAAAATGAGTAAGAAGAATAAAGGCGCAAAGCCACAGTCAAAGTCAGCTAACAAGGCTGCAAACGCAGCTCCTCAGGTAGAAGCTCCAACAGTGGAGACTAAGAAAGAGGAGAAGGTAGAAGAACCTAAAGCAGAAGAGGTTCAGACGCCTGCTAACCCAATGAGTGAATTCACTGAGGAGGTGAAGAAGGCTACAGCACGTGGACTCGATCCAAACCGTACAGTAGACCTGCTCAATCTCAGTCACTCTTATTTCCACGACCCAGATGCTGCAGCAGAGCGTTATGGAATTAAGAAGGAAGTAGCTATCACAATGGATAAGTGTACAGCTATCGGTGTGATGACTATGTTTGCTCAGGAAGTAGCTCTTGCTGACACCCCATGGTCTCGTACAATGCGTCCAGCAGTACTGGAGAACATGGCAGAAGTTGCGAAGGAGATTGGTGTAACAATCAACCTCAAGTCATTACCAGCTCCTGACAAGGATGGTAACGTAACTATTACCCAAGAGAACGTGAAAGTCTCTGCGGAAACTAAGAAGAAACTTAAGGAGGAGAAGGAACTCCTTGAGGAGAAGCCAGAATTGGATGTTAACAAGATTGAGAATAAGATGCAGCTCCGCAAGAGTCTTCTTATCTTCTTGTCTGAGCGCAAGGATTATCTTGAGAACATTCAGAAGGCTATCAGTCTTTATGCAGCATATATGGAGAAGGAGAAAGCCGACGCCACCAAGGGCATGTCTCGTATTCAGTTGTTGCATAGTCTTATCGAGCTTGTTGGAGAGGCTCCGATTGTAATGAATGGAATTGGTTCCTTTCTTTACACCGTTACCGCTACAACAAAGTCTCCAGTACCAGCCTTCTGTCACCTCAAGAATACGGTTACAGATCGCACCACAGGAAACTGTGAGTATGACAATCACTTTATAGCTGATGTTGTACGTGAGATCGTAATCTGGAAGGCTAACCTCAAGAAGGCTGAGAATGAGAAGTCTATTGAAGCTGTAAAGAAGAATCTTGAGGTTCTCAAGAAAGATTCTAAGAAGAATGAGAAGGCTATCAAGGATCAAGAGGAACGTATTGAAACTCTTAAGAACAACAGTAAGGTATTCGATGTAACAATCTCATACGTAACTGAGCCTTCTGCAGATCCTATCGAGTCTTTCATGGAGAAGCGTGCAGAGAAGGATCAGGTAGCAATGAAGATGTTCAGATCTCTTTCTGAGAGTCTTTATCGCGGCACTGATCTTAAGGGAGTTAAGACAGATAGCTTGCTCGCAAACATGAAGATGCAGGCTGGAGTAATAACAAACATGTTCCGTGATCCTAACATGCAGTTCGTAAACTATAAGGAGTCTGAGATTCCTGAACTGCAGTTTATGAAGGAAGGCGAAACTGAAGAGCCTAAGGAGGAATCTAAAGAGGCGCTAAAAGAGGAATCTAAGGAAGAGCTTAAGACGGAAGGTGAGCCAGAAAAGACAGAAGAGTCAAAAAACTAATTCAGACTGCCAAAGAAAAAATTCGCGAAGTTGGTAGTCGTATTGGTAAGGCTTACAAAGTCTTGAAAGGCGAGTAAATCTATCAAAGATGAAAAAGTTAACAACATTTCTCTGCAGTATGGCATTCGCTCTTAGTGGCGTGTGCATTGCTGTGAGTAAATCAGGACCACCACCATTACCTGGAAATATGGTGGTGCATGCGGAGCCGATGAAACCAATACCAGCTCCGTTTTTCTTGAATCAGAGTAACACTGAGAAAGAAACTAAAAAGGACACTGTGTTTACACAAGTTGTAAAACACGATACAGTCCAAGTAACTAACACAAAATTCAAGTACGTTGTAAAGGTTCGTACTGAAGCCAAAGCTGAGACTCCGTATCTCCCAGCATTTAGTATAACAATACCGAAGGGGAGTTGGGAAACCTCCCATGATTCTACAAAAGTAGTATCAGAATAAAAGAACCGAGTGTATACCGTATATAGTCGGCGCTCCTGTATATTGTAAGCTATGCGCTTAGTATGCAGGAGCAGCACATTAGTTCCATATAAGGTCTCATTAGCCTTAGGAACGAATTAACTTGATCCGAAAATATGTTAGCGCTCTCAAAGCGTGAGAAACCCAAAAGATAGGATGGAAGACATTTAAGCATGAAAAACTTATTTGTATTAGGGATAGCGTCGTATCAAACCCTATTCATATTGAAGTGAGAACCGTCTGGCGATGGATTTATGAGAAGACGCGTAAGTTGTGAGTTGACAATCACACAATACTGATACCGTATCGGAAATGTATACTATGATACTATGTATATAAGAACGTTACACGAGATGAAACTATAATAAGAAACCCCGAAGAATATAGTACATGGTATGGCTATATGAAGGCAAGGCCAACTCTATTATAGAAGTATCTACTAAAACCCAGCTCAGTGTTCCTCTACCACCAAAGTAGAGTATGAAGGAGTGAAAAAATGTATGGAGTATAACTATATCGTGAAAGGGATAATACCCACGAAGTATACCGTAACTATGCTGGCTATGTAAAACCCGACTGTTCGATTCAGTCACCTTTTGGGTCACCTTAGGGTCCAGGGACGGGGTAAAACGCCTGATATATGATGAAATACGTCCGCCAGGCTTTGGTCGTTTATGCGGGATATAAAAGTAAAATGACCAGCAGGTTGTGCAATACCTGAATGCAGAAATGCTACGCGAAACGAGTCCGCGGTCAAAGTCTGATTTGAGTGTACACAGCTCTTTGGGTGGAGTGAAGATGTAAGTGGTACAATGGGATGAGTTGATAAAAACAATTCTCCAATGCGATGATAACGTTACAATCATGGTAGCCGCACTCAGAGGCGATACTGGGAAAACTTTATTTAGGTAGACCTGATTCCTAATGCCATATTGCCAATGGTAATGAAAGATCCGTCAACCTTCAACAACTACAAGTATTAGTGCTTTGCATTATATTTACAATATTATATAGTCTCTACAGAGTAGTAAGCTGGTATATTATATATGAGTAAGTGTATAGCTTTAGATAAGTATTAAGAAAAGAGAGTTAGAGAGAAAAACAAACATGTTTAACAAAAATGGATGTCTCCCGATAGATATACCCCTTTCGTTGTAAGAAAGAAATTGAGTCGGAAATCCGAGTGCCAACCGTAACTTTGAAAAAATTATGCAGAATAGTCATTAGAGAAGCAGAGAGTGCAATCGATGTGGTCTATAAACTATAGAGCAGTTATCAGTAAACTGATGGGCAGCAACAGAACTTAAGTACGTCCTTGCAATAAGGATAGGGAGTTAGTGACTCGTTAATACATCCTGTCTCGGTGTATTAAAAAGGAATGTTGTGGGTGACAAGGGTAATGATAGGGTTAAATTCCCAAGTGTTCGTGCACTGTCTCGAAGAAATGAGAGATTAAAAACAAATGAGGAAGCAAAATCCAATAGAAAAACAGCCGTAGTATCTGTGATCCCCCTGAAGGTGAGATAGTTCGATAAAGAAACGTAAATTATGTATCCCACGTATAAGATTGGATACTAACATAAGAGATAATCTGTGGTGAATTAACAATCATCGGTAGTTACTTTTAAGTATGTGGAAAGTACGAGAAGAAATTACCAAAGTTTTTGTGGGTCAATCGTATGTGGAAACTTACATCTGTATCTCAGCACTGTAACCCTCCGCGAATCCTGAATCATCAGAGACTTTGACGGATACAGAACAGTATACTTCACATATTGTTTATTAGAATTAAACAATGAATTACATAAATCATTGCACTTGATTGTGCACATTCAACATTCAAAGCTTAAGATAGCAATTTTAATGATGGGCTAAGTTAATCCTACCATTGGATTCCCGTTACATGAGTTGAGCTTCACTTAGAGGAATATAGAAATGTAACAGTTAGAATTGGAAGCGTGCTTCCCATTAGAACAGCAATTGAAGTTGATTTTTCACAGCATTCAGACCCAACGAGGCAGTAATGTTTTATTTTATAAAGCTGTATTTTCAGCATAAAACTTTATTATTAATTTCATCGTTGGTTTATCAAAAACGATGTCAAAAAGGATGAAAAATTATGGAAACTGTAAAATCATCAGTAGTAGCAAACAATCGTAAGTCACTCTCAATCGTAGGCCAGAACTTTGGCTGTCAGTATTATCGCCCAGAGGCACGTCAGAACGCTGTTAACTTCGACGAGAAGAAGCGTAAGATCGAGCAGGATGGCAATGTTGAGCTCACAACGAATCGCGCAACAAAGCGTTATCTCGTTAAGGGCTATGACGTAGTAAGCATTCAGCTCGGTAACGACATCACTGGTTCTCCAGTAGTGTTCATCAACAAGGATGATCAGGCAAGTGAGGTAGCAATGCCAATCTCTCCAGATTTGTCTAAGGTTGGTAAGGTAACAGAGGATGCTGTATCTAAGGCTCTTCGTGGTGACAAGAACATCATCTTCTCTGACGTAGAGAAGTTGGTTATGCAGTGTAATGCTGCAAATCAGGCTGAAATCAGCCGTATTGAGGAGCTTAAGGCTAACCTCGATAAGGAGTTGCAGTCTCTTCAGAATGCAATTGCTGGTAACATCAAGAAGCTCGATGATTACAATCACGAGATGGCTGCAAGCACTAACGCTGCAGAAGGTGTAACCGTAACAATCACAGAGGACTAAACATATGGAAAAGCTTGTATCTGATGCAAGCAAACTGTTAATGCAAGTCCTAATGACTGATTCCAAAGTGTCTGTAAAGATACTTGACAACGCAAACGATGCGGAAAAGTACAAGATTTGTACAATCCAAGATAATGGTACTATTGTTCTTGGAAAGACATCTGTGCGTTGGTGGAATCAGTTGTTAGGCTGTCAGGACAAAATTCCATTTGATAGTTTTGCTTTGAAAGTGTGGGACGCTTTGGTAGATTTATCAAGCGGCCTAAACAATAAAGCTATTCTCAATGGTTTATCTATTGAAGTAGTAAAGAAGTCTGTCCGTACAAAGGACTATGACTATGTTGTCCGTCGATTATATGATTGCTGGGCTCATGTAGCTCAGAAGAGCGAAGGATACCAAAAGGCTCTGTCTCCCGAGGGAGGCCCGGGTTCGGCCCAAGACTGTCCTGGTGGTGCTTTCGCGTCCGACAAGCCACGTGAAATAGTAATCAACATCAACGGTGTTAAGAAAACAATTCCTTTCATAGATAGTAATGGTGATCCGCTGAATATAGGATTGGATTACGGATTTCTTGGATTTCGTAACACGTAAGTGATATATCTGAGGATATAGAAGCATAATCCCGAGGGAAAGTGCTTCATAACGAGCAGTTAAGAAAGAAAAGAATGAAGTATGATGATTCTAAATTTGGATTATCGTTACTTGGTTATTTACAGTTATCCATTTCCCCGAGGGGATTGGGGCGTGCTTCCTGCGGGAGGTACGCCTCGCGGATTAACTTTAAGTAAACTTGGTTCGATTCCAAGCTATGAGCAAGTGTAGGTAAATGATCTCTCGAATTCATATTTTTTGAAGTTTAATTTTAATCAAAATCTAATTATGAGTAAGAATAAATCAATTGAATTGAATTCAGCAAAGATCATCAATATCCGTAAGAATCTCGATATGACAATTAACAAGTATTGGAAGATCATTCGTGCGGAAAACGTAATGGCTAAGAAGGCTATTGCGGCAGGCCAGGGTTCTGGCTACGACCTCAAGAGTTTGTACAATGAAATCACACAGATGAGTGAGAAGCGTATTATCATTAAGGGTATGCTTATGTTGCTCAACATGGGTATTACGGAGTTCAACTATGAGGAGTTTAAGAAGACCAATAACTATGCTATTTTTGCAGCTGGTGAAGCTAAGGAGGCTATCGCACAGCTTAAGATGATTCCTACCATTAATCCTTCTGAGAAGGCATCTAAGGGTAAGAAGCATATGGGTAAGACTGAGTCTTTTACCTCAGCAAAGATTGCATCTATCGTTAAGGAGAGTCAGTTAAAGGCAAATAAGTTTGACGCTAAGCTCAAAGAGTTTAACGACAATACTAACATAACATGTACTGATGATATTGCAGAAAAGTTCTCTATGGACTTAGCAGTATAATATCGGCACAAGTATATGGTGTACAAGGACCAGCATTTATGCGACAGTTCGAGGCTGTCTATACTTTCATTTTAAGGCCATTTAGAGGCCTTCTGAGGCGTTTTAATACGTTTCCAGGACAATTCACCGCAGAGGTGAAAATAGCGCCTTAGAACGTAACTATTTAAATCATTATCAAAATGGAGAAGAATTTGCAACCAAATATATTAGACCCAATCGTTATATATAACACAATAAAGAACAATCGTAAAGCATACTTAAAAGCTCACTTTTGTGTACGTTCAAAGAAACAACCATGGTATATGCTTACTAAAGGTAAGTGTAAGAACTATGAAGAGCGTATGAAGAGTTGGGGTGCTTGTGTAGATTACTTTGACGTTCCATCAGAAACTAAAGTTATGAGTGAACGAGTTGTTATCAAACGTATTGGAAGTGCAAACTTTATGGAGCGATTAGCTCAACATAAACTTGCAAAATGGGTGCGTAAAAACCCAGCACCATGTGATGAAATGGATTTGTTTAAGAACGAATTCCTTGAACCATGGAAAGAAGAGCGAGATAAAGCTCTTGAACATTTTCGAGATGTCGTAGTTTCGATATATGACAAAACAGTATTACCGTTTGACAGGGAAAAGGCATTGATTGTGCCTATGATTGATATGGGTGGAGGAGTCCGAACGTATCCAAACATGGATCCATTAACTATTGGTTATCCGTTGTGTAAGTTCACTGGTAAACGGTTCGTTAAGAAAGATACTGTAGCAGACGTATGTAGAGAAGCACTTAAAGATGTATCTAAGTCAGGATATAACTGTAAGTCAGTTGATTATACATACGAAAGCAAGGTGTTGCTTAGTATAGCAGCATAACAGTGCTGGTGGTGACGCTCTTCGTCCCACCAACACTTTAAAAAGGACTTGTAGCTCAGTTGGTTAGAGCAACAGACTCATAATCTGGAGGTCATAGGTTCAAGCCCTATCTGGTCCACATTGTTTTAACTTAGAGTCTTTGAACCATGTTTATACGAAACTTTAAAGTCGTTACGTACGACATAGAGATTTTCCCAAACTGTTTTCATTGTACATGTAAAGACACAGAAACACAAGAGTTATTACTTTTTGAAATATCTAATAGAAAGAATCAGCTAACAGAGTTAGTTGATTTTTTCATTTCTAAAGACATAATATTTTGTGGTTATAACAATAAGCATTATGACGACGTGGTTATAAACTATATTATAGATCTTCAAAGACAATTGAGTCACAGAACCAGTCAAGAAGCCTGTAGGTCGTTATATAAGCTGTCTAAGTGTATAATAGAATCAGAAGACGGAGATATAGAAAGATTCAAGAGATGGAAATATGCAAATAAATTCAACTCTATGGATCTTTTAACTATGCAATTTAGTTCAAAGTTAAGAGTAGGTCTTAAAGAAATGCAATTAACTATGCACTATAAAAACGTTCAGGAATATTCAGGTTCATTTGATTTACCAATCGAAGACTCTGATATTGACGAAATGATTGCATATAATATAAACGACGTTGAATCTACTACAGATCTATTAGGTAGACTTGAAGAAGATATAAAACTTCGTTTGTATATTGAAGATGAATACGGAATTCCGTGTTTGTCTTTCGATGGAGTAAAAATTGGAGAATCCATCCTTGCTAAGCTTTATTGTGAGAAAACAGGCGTAGATATAAAAGAACTCAAAAAAAATCAAGAGCCAGTTGAAGACATAAAGCTAAAGGATGTGATTTTCCCTTTTATACAATATAAAAATCCGAAATTACAAGACGTTCTCGAAGATATGAAAAAACAAGTAGTTGATTCGCATGAACGCAAAGGCTATGAGAAGAAGTTTGTTCTCTCAAATTTAGGCTATTCTGTTGGAGTTGGTGGATTACATTCTATCAACAAACCAGAAATCTTCCGTCCTAACGAGAATGAGTATATTGGGCACAGTGATGTGGCGTCGATGTACCCATCGTTGTTAATTAAATACAACCTTGCTCCAAGTCGTGTAGGAAAAGAATTTTTGCAGGTCTACACTGACGTTTACAACGACAGAATTTATGCAAAACATAATCGACAGAAACTTAAGGACAAGACATTAAAACTTGCCCTTAACGCTGTAACGGGGAAAATGCAAGAAGAATCAAGTTGGTTATACGATCCATTTAACGTCTTCCGAATAAGAATCAACGGACAGTTGATATTACTTATGTTAATAGAACGTTTGCTGGAGTTAGACTGTAGGATCATACAAGCTAACACAGATGGTGTAATGTATATAGCTAAGGAAGAGAATCGTAGTAGAATTCAGGAAGCTATTACAAAAGTAGAAGCTATTACACAACTTGTATTTGAAAGCAATGATTATGAAGCGTTTTATCAGTACGCAATTAATGATTATTTCGGTATCATTAAGGGATACTCCGAATCCAAAGACCCTAATCTGATAGAAAAGAAAGGAATGTTTATAACCGAGACCAAGCTTGGGAAAGGATTAGCACCAGTCGTAATTCCTAAAGCGGTTATAAATTATTTTCTTACAAAACAACCAGTTAAAGAGTTTATAATGTCTGACAAAGACATAAAAGACTTTATGATTGGTCAGCGTGTAGCCAAAAAGTTCGATGTATATCACGGAAGTGAGAAAGTACAAAGAATTAATAGGTTTTACGCTTCTACAAACGATTATTATTTATTCAAGAGAAAATATAATGAGAAGTTAAGAGAGTTTGAATTTTCTTATCAAGGTAAGAAAGTTGATATAAAGAAATATACAGACATAAACCTTTTGACAGAATCAGGAGTTACTATCTTGAATACGTATGACGAAAAGCCTATAGAGCATCGTCATATAAACTATCAGTACTACATATCTAAAGCAAGTAAAATTATTAGCGAGCTTAAGAGTGTACAACTGAGTTTGTTTGACGATCAGACTTGTTAACCAAAGAGTATAAAAGTATGATTATTGAATTAAACACAAAACTTCTGGATTATCCAGATAAACTAAATTTAAATCAATTAGTCTTCCTAAGTATGGTATTGGATAAGAATCAAAAAGCCAATAATCAAGACGTCCGCAAAATTGTCAGCCTAATTAGCGACGACGAAATATCATACTTAATCGAACAAGGACTTATTACCTCGATAGAGAGAGGGAATTCAATTACATATCAAGAATCTGAAAAGCTTACAGCTTATATCGAACCAGATCGTAGCTATTTTGATCAGTTTTACGATATGTACCCAGTTTATGTTGTTCGTCCAGATGGAGAAAAAGTCTATCTTAGAACGAATAAGAATAAATGCAGAAATCTTTATAACTCATATGTTAGTAAAAGCTATACCAAAGCTGAACATATTAACAAATGCTTAGTTAAGGAACTTGAGAAGAAAACCAAGTTAGGCAAAATAGGATATATGAAGACTATGTGGAGATGGTTACAAGACCATCAGTGGGAAGAAATTGAAGAAGAGATGCTAAGTGAACAGCAAGAGCAAAATACAGAGACATATGGAACAGAACTTATCTAATTTGATACGTCCTATGTCTGTAGTTGCGAATGAAGCTGTTCAATATATTGCAGGCAGACGTGAACATAAAATCGTCAGCTTAAAAACAAGATGGAATAAGTTTAACAAGCAGTGTATGGGTGGAATTGAACCTAATACTGTACTTACCATTGCAGGTATCTCTGGAAGTGGAAAGAGTTCGTTTGCGAACTTAATTACCACAGACGTGATTGATTTAAATGAATCAGAAGATGTTATAGTACTAAACTTCTCTTTAGAGATGGTTGGTTTTAGGCAGGTTGGAAGGACGCTCTCAAATAAGCTAAGAAGAACGACTTCGACTCTGTATAGTTCTGAAAAGGACCTGGACGACAATACCTTCAGAATGGTCGTATCGGTAACCAATAAGCTAAAGGAGTACCCTATTTACTTTGTAGATAGTCCTACTACTCCCACGCAAGTTAAAGACATAATATTTCAATTCTATGATACGTATGTTAAAGGAACTAACAAGCATTTCTTGATAGTATACGATCATGCGTTACTAACAAAGCAAGTAGGATCTGTATTAGAGACTATAAGCGAGTTAGAAAGAGTGTTCATACAAGCTAAGAAGCTACCAATGACAAGCATTATACAGCTTGCTCAGATGAACAGAAACATAGAATCTTCTGAGAGAATAAACAATCCGACAAGTCATTATCCTATGAGAAGTGATTTGTCATCATCAGACGCTATATTTCAAGCAAGCGATTACGTTTGCGTTATACATAGACCAGAAATATTGGGCATCCAAGAATACGGTCCGAATCATTTACCTACTTCTAACAAAGTATACATACACATGTTAAAGAACCGCGATGCGGGAAAACCATGTATACTTGAATTCGAGAATGACCTTGCGTTCAATAATCTGATAGAAGTATAAGCGTCAATTGTAAAACATTTTAAGGCTGAAATTTTATGAATACATATACTTTTACAACTGGCAACAATAATAACAACAATATTAAGAAGTTTTTCACATTTTCCTTTCTCAAGAAGAATAAGCCTACAGACTATTCTGAGGTTCTCGATGACCTTATTCTTGATAATCTAATGGAGACGAATTCGTACCTCAAGGATTACAAGACTAAGATGGAAGATGCAAAGATTTTCAAGGCCAGCACCGCTTCACTGAAGGGCAACGAGTTTGCAGAGGCGGCATCATTCCTTGCTAACTATAGCAAGAAGAAGACTTTCCCATTTACACTTGGTAAGGTTTACAAGCTTGCGGGCATTCCAGTTATCTTCTACGATGACGAGATTCAGATTGACCGCGACATTTACACATACGACGAATTTGAGAATATTGCATTCTTGAATACGTTGAGTGCTCCAAAGAAGAAGATCATTATTGATATTTACACTAACAGTCACAATATCAATATTGAGATTAATAAATAATCTAAAACCTAAGAGTTAATGATTACATTACCTACATCTAAAGTTCCAGCAGTTTCAGTTAATCCACGTTTCTTAATTATCTATGGTCGTCCAAAGTCTGGTAAGACATCAGCTTTGGCACAGTTAGAAAATAACTTAATCATAGACTTAGAGGGTGGTTCTACGTTTATTGATGCTATGGCAATACAATGCCGTAACATTAGTGACTTAGGAGAAGCTGCTCAAGCCATTAGAGCTAAGAATAAAGAAGTAGGGCATAATTTCTATAACCGTATTACAATAGACAACGCTACTCGTTTAGAGGAGATTTGTTTAAGTTATGCTGCTACTTTATATCGTCAAAGTCCAGTTGGAAAGAACTGGAAGGGAGACGACGTTCGTACATTACCTAACGGTTCTGGCTATTTCTATATTAGACAGGCAGTACGTAAGGTAATTGACATGTTTAAAGAGCTTTGTGATGAATTCATATTGGTCGGACATGTCAAAGATGTACAGATAGATAACAACGGAGAAGAGTTGTCAGAAATGGCGCTTGACTTAGTTGGAAAGCTCTCTGCAATTGTATGTGGAGAAGCTGATGCAGTAGGTCTTGTTTACCGAAAGGGAAATGAGACTCATATAAGTTTCAAAGGAGGAGATGGTTCTATTAAGGAGGCCCGTGCTCCACACCTAAGAGGACAGGATATAGTCATCGCCAAAGGAAACGATGATGGAAGCATAACAACCTATTGGGATAAGGTTTATAAGGATTAATCCCTATTATTTTAAGAAGTTATAACTCAATAAAATTAAGAAATTATGTATAGTACAAGTACAGCTGTTACGAATAACAACGAGTCTAATGGTTCTTATATGCCAGCTGGCATCAATGAGAACGTATTCTTGAAATCTGTAGAGGCTAAGAAGTCTCCAAACGGTCATGATTTTCTTGAAATTACATTCGAGAATAGTGAGGGTAAAACCGCAACAATGACAGAGTGGAAGAACGAAAAGAGCATGTGGGTTAAGACCGACGAGGATTTGCAGCGTCGTGATAACTTACAGTTTGGTCGAATTATGCAGGTTATCAACTGTTATCTCCCTAACGTTGAAGGTGAGTTTAACACTTTCAAGGAGATGATAGATTGGGTACAGGCGACTCTATCTCCTATGGTAGCAACTAAGAAGGCTTTGCGTCTGAAGGTTGTTTACGATAAGAATAACTATACTCAGGTATCTAAGAATGGTATCTTTGTAGAACCAATGGATAAGGCTGAAACAGAGATTAAGAAGTTCTCTCGTGACAGTTTTGAGCGACAGGTAGTCGCAGATGTTGAGAAATCAACAGATCCTCTTGCTTCAGCTACAAATGCTGATAGTACTCAGGCATCAGGTAGTGACGACCTCCCATTTTAATGGTAAATAGTCACTGGTGGACAGATTCAAATGAGTCTAACAGTTTTGAGGTTCTGTAAAAACCTCACACGGGATGTATGGTAATATGTTTCACTGCCATAACTTTTCATATAGGAGGTTCGATTCCTCCTCATCCCACTATAAGACCTAATTTTGCCAATTAGGCTTGGGTGGTAAACTTAATAACCGATGGGAGCATACTGTCCATAAACAAAGTGTATGAAGCGCTAAGGAACAATGCGTAAACTATCTTAGGATGCTGGCGAGCTAATTGTGTAGTTGGAAAGGTTAACAGAACTTACATGAATACGTAGAATTGACAGGCTATCAATTCGATTAAATCAAACAGCAATGACGTGTAATAAGGTTATGCCTGCGTTAAGTGTATTCTTGCTCTGACACGGAGAGGGCGCGTTTGATTTAAGGCTATTTAGGAGCGATTTGAGACGCTTTAGGTTAGACTTTGGTGTAGTTGTTAAGAGAAATGATTTAAGGCTCTTAGAACGCAAATAAATAGCCTATTACAAGACATGCTAACTGGAAGTTGGGAGTGGCCTGAAGGCGGCTCGTGCCGAGTAGATACTGGAGTGGTTCGAGTCCACTGGTCTTGACTAAAATTATTACTATGGAACGTAAAGATTTTGAAGAAGAGGTTTTAGATTACGCAAACAATCGTAAACCTAAAAGCTGGAGAGTTGGGCAAGCTGTATTTAATTACATAGATAATCAGTATGGTGTTGCTCGAGACGTACAGTTTAAAGAAAATGTAGATTGTTTTTATGATGATAAAAAGATTAAAGACTTTCTAAGATTATCCTACAATAGGATTCGTAAAAAGAAAGGTTGGTAGAACCTTGGGGGTATTTTGGAACAAGCATAAGTTCGATTCTTATGATACCTACACTAACAAGAACTTATAAGTCAAATGTATAGTACAAAAACAGCAATTACAATGAGTCTTAAAGACTTGTTGTCCATGTTGGATGATGAAAGTATCTATACATACTACTTAGGTAGTATAAAAATAGGGAAACTTATCAACAGTCCGTTAAGGAATGATGATAGGAATCCCTCTTTTGCTATATTTCGGGGTAAACAAGGCGGATTATTCTTTAAGGACCACGGTACTGGAGATGGAGGTAATGCTCTAAAGTTCGTTAAGTTAATCAAAGGAATAGAAACAAGAGAAGAGTTTGAAAGGGAATTACTGAGAATAGTTCGTAAAATGAATCCTAATATGTCCATACGTCAACAGACTTACACCCAAAACGTAAGTAATGTTATGGATATAGGAATTGTTAGACAGCCGTTCACAGATATAGATAAAAGATATTGGAAGCAATTCCATATCTCACTTGATACGTTAAAGAAATATCAAGTGTTTAGCATTAAATACTTTCTTTGTAATAGAGTCGTCAGAGGAACCTACAAAGAAACTAATCCTATGTATGCATATAAGGTATATGATAGATTTAAGATTTATCGACCTTTAGCATCCAAGTATACTAAATGGCGTACTAATTTGACAAATGAGTATGTTCAGGGATTAGCCGAGTTGCCTAAGGATGGAGGAAATATCTTGATAATTACAAAGTCTTTAAAGGACGTTATGTGTTTATATGAGATGGGTTATAATGCAATCGCAGCTTCAAGCGAAACAACATTTATTCCAGACAATCTTATTAAGTCTTTAAGGAGTAAATGGAAACATATACTTATACTATATGATAGAGATCCAACAGGAATGTTGAGAGCTCGTAAGTATAGTAAAGAGTATAAATTTGATGCTTTCTTCGTTCATAAGAAGTTTAAATCGAAAGACATATCAGATGCAGTAAAAGCTAATGGTTTTAATACTGTAAAAGATTGGATTTCACAAACATTAAAGAAGTATGATTGAAACATTGATTCTGGCTCTTTCATTCGGAATAATTGGAGGTATGTTAGGGTTTACTCTAATGTACAAAACATCTCCAACCATAAAGATGAAGAACGGCCGCATACGATATATTAATTGTGACAATACAGAATATGTAACTGTATGTGACAATGGTGGCGTAGAGTTACTTAACGTAGGTTTTGCTAAGAATAAGAACGGTATAAACTTTGTTGAGTATGCCACAAAAATCTAAAGGGAGAGTTAGGAATGCGACTAAAGTCGATAAGTATGGTTTACACTTTCGTAGTAAGCTCGAATGCTATACTTATGAAGCTTTTATGAATGCTGGAATACCAGTAGAATATGAGCCAAAGCATTTCACTCTCTTACCAAAATTCGAGTATAATCAGGAGAAAATACGAGCTATGACATATCTTCCAGACTTTATAGGAAAGGGGTTTGTCGTAGAATGTAAAGGCCTGATGGGTGATAGCTTCCCACTAAGATGGAAGCTATTCAAATACTACTTGAAACAACACAGAAGTAAAATGAAGTGTTACCTTGTGAGAAATCATAAGCAAGTAGATGAAATGATTCAAGAACTTTTAAGTCAAAAGAATTATGGAAAAGAAAAACAATAACAGTAAGTTTATAAAGGTAGGTAATAGTATTTCGTTTAAGTTTAATACTGAAGGATTAGACTATAACTTACAGCCTGGATCAGTTTACACAGTAAGCTATGATAGGTATGAAGAAAAGCTTACTTTATCTGAAGCACCAAGTCTGAAATTACCAGAGAAGGTGTATTCAAGTGAAAGTGATGATAAGTTTATGAAAAAGATTCTTAATCGCTTTCAGAAGTCTAAAGACGAGGTTACTGGTGTCATGCTATCTGGACTTAAGGGTTCTGGTAAGACTGTGATGTGTAAGAAAATCGCTTTGGACTCAAATCTCCCTATCATCTTGATAGATAAGTCACTTTACCCAAGTGTTTTATGTAAGTTATTTAATTTGCTCGAAGATGTAGACGTCTGTGTAATTATTGACGAGATTGACAAGCTTGGTGAAGACTATGACGATAGTTATCTTTTGAAGATTCTCGATGGCATTAACTCTTCTGGTAGGAAGTTGATGCTGTTCACATGTAACAATGATGACATGATTAGTGAATTCCTTATAGACAGGTGTTCTCGAATCCGTTATTGGAGAGAATTTGATGAGATGAACAAAGAGTTAATTAAATCTATACTCGAAGATCGTCTTAACGATAAAGATGAGGTTAAGTCTGTACTTGATTTCATTGTTAGTCGTTTTGGTTGTATTAGCTTTGATAATGTAAGTTCATTTGCTGAAGAGATAAATGAAAACCCTAAAGATACATTTGAAGAGTTATTTAATGACATGAACTTATCTGTAAAGTAATATGGAGATAAAAGTACCTTATTACGAGGACATGACTCGTATAAGTAACTCTAACATAGGCTGGTTCTTGAAGAAAGGGCCAGCCTATTTACATTCTATGCTAACAGGTAAAGCTGAAGGTGAAACAGGTCGCCAATTAGCTCGTGGAACTATGATTCACGAATATCTGTTACAGCCTGAAGAATTCCATAAAGACTATGTTGTGTGGGATAAAAGTAGACCTTCTTCAGCGCAGCAGGAGAAGTTCTGTCAGGAGCTTGCACAGAGTGTTGAAATAGAGCCAAATAAAGCCGTTCTAAGCGCATATCGTGCTTCATACAAGGGTTTACCCAAGTCAGACGATTTGGTGCTCCCTAAGGCTCTTAAAATGGCTGAGGAGTACTCTGATTATATAGAGTACCTTAAGATAAATGATAATCGAGAGATTATATCTCCATATGACGCTAAAATGTTAATGGAGGTGGCTGAGAATATTCAGAAACATAAACTTGCGTCTAAGCTACTTAAGAATGAGTATATTGGACAAGAGGATGAACTACACCATGAATTCCATATAAATTGGAATATGTGCGGAGTTAAATGTAAATCATTACTTGATAGTGTTCATTTTGATTTTAAGAACAAAGTGTGTACTTTGATGGATTTGAAGACAACTGTAAACATAGGCTGTTTTGAAGAATCTATGAATCATTATGACTATTTAAGACAATTGTGTTTTTATAAACATGCTTTAATGTGGTATATCGTAAATGTATTAAAAGAAGAACCAACTGTTGATTGGGAATTCAAGTATTATATCATCGGTATAGACACAACTGGAAGTAATGAAATACGTGTTTTTGAATTTACTGAAACGCAGGTTAATAGTAGGTTAAGTACTATTATTAATGTGTTAGATCAGATACGCTGGCATCAGGCTAATGACAAGTGGGAACATACACTTGAATATTATACTGGTGATGGCAGTGAAAAGTTAAACTTATAAATAAAAGAACCTATGAGTCACATTTATAACATAGAAAACAAATTTGACAACGAACTAGTAATTAATACTTTTGATGACGCTTTGTGCGTTGAAAGTTTTGATGATTCTTTGTGTATTGAAGATTATAATAATCCACAGGATACTAGTTCTATATGTTAAATAAAAATGTACTGTATGTCATTCCTTTAGTAATAAAAACTAAGGGAGTGATTACGGAAGATATATTATCAAATGCCTATATTAGTAAAGAAGGTTTAAATACCTACTTATATATTAGATTAACAACTAATAGTGCTAAGCATAGACATTGGATATATTTTTCGTTATCCAAAGAGAAGAGCCTCTACGGTTTTATTGATGGATTTTATAAATTCATAATACCTATAAATGCTGTCTTGTGTGCAGATACTGTATATAAGTCTGGTGTTGGCATGCTGCCTAATAATAGAATTGAAGAATGTTTTGATTTTTGGAGAAAGTAAGTGTAATGAAAAACCCAGGCCACTCGTGAGAGTAGTCTGGGTTTATTTTTTATATTAATCGTTTTGTTTCATAATTTGATTTACAAAGTATCTGTCTTTAGCTTCAGAACCGTATACCTATTCATAGAAATTATGATAAGGTAATAGCTTAAATAATGCTTTATTTGTTTTAGACCAACCTTTGTACTCTCCTCTTGAGACAGTAGGATTATACTTATTCTGGGTTTTTGTATTTTGAAAAGTATCATATAGGCTATTTGACATTGATGGGAAATACGTTCTCATAAACGCTTCGGAAACGTCTCCAATTTTGTCAGTAACACTCGTTGCTGCCGTTGGTGACTTGATGTTGTTGAACATATCATCAGCTCTATACGGTGTTAAAGATTCCCATTCTAATCTATGCATTATATATGCGAGTAAATATAATCGCCTACGTTTATCTTTATCTGTTTCACCTTTAGCAGAATTAGCAATTATAGAAGCAAAGATTGAAATAGTCTTACCTACTGCAATTTCTGTAATAATACGCTTTGTCGCATAGTTGATATATCTACTTTCCATATAGTCTTTTATAGAATCTTTGTTATTAAACTTAGAATTATAATAATCCTTAGCATCAACATAACCTTTCTTTACAGACATATTAACAACACTTCCAGATAAGAATTTTGCAAGAGTTCTTGCTATATAATAAAATCCTTTAACACCAGATCTAAATATACCACCATCCATTTGTTGAGTATCCATGTCATATACCGTATTACCAAATCTTTCAGACATCATCAATGGGGCGTATTGTCTATGAATCATAGCATAAGAACCTATAACTGTAGTAGTTATTTGGGCTTTTTGTGTAGGCGTCATCATACCATCAGCAGATTCTGAATATTTAATAATTCTGTTGCGCATTATATTTTCAGAACGTTCAAACGCTTCTTTATATTCACCTTCTACATTAAGAGAATTATCCTTTGCGGAAAGTATACTATAGGCTGTTTTTCCACTCCTCCATTCTTTCATAGCTTGTTTTTTCTCTTCTTTAGAAGCTTTAAACAAGTTTATATCCATATCTTCTTTAGTATAGAAATCTCCTTTATAATATCTATACGACAATAGTATAGATGTAGCTATTTGTGATTTAACAAGAAAGTCAAACCCAGATAGCATGCCAAATACATAATTATCATTTATTGCATTAACAAGCCTATTCCTGTTTGAATTCTTAGCTTTCTTTTCGCCTTGATCTGATACATTAAAATATTCACATATAAGCATTAGTTTATCATTTGATAATCTATTAGCAATATAATTAGCTCCTAAGAAATTCTTAAATATATGAGCAGATACAATACCAGCAGCTTTTGTAGCTTCAGCAAATCCATATTTTCTACCAGTAATAGCGTTTATTATATGAGCTCTATATGCATCTAAGAAACCTACTCCAGCTACAGCTATATTCATACCAAGGTTTATGGCGGTTACTATTCTACCAAATAACTTAGCTAATTTATTCCAGTGAATTACTGTTAACTTCTTTCCACCAAACCATGGTATAGCGGTTGATACGTCAGAAGATCTAATGTTATACAAGTTCATCTATAGGAATTTCTTGGCAATTTGATACGTATTAGATTTAGAGCCTTCAACTCTTTGTTTTTCCCAGAACTTCAATGACTTGTTCTTATACACATCACGATTCTTCATCATGTCAGCAACTGTTTCACATTGATCTTTTACTTCAGATTTAAAGTGATAATCACTTGCTAATTTATAAGCCTCAGCCATCATTCCAATAAGGTCTGAACTAAGTTGTGATGGATCATCAAGTTTTGCCGTGTAATATCTTGGAATCATGTTTAATTCAGAACCATCTGGACGAGTACCATCTGATATTTGAAGCGCTCTTTGTTTTACCAAATCACCAAAATCATCTGTCTTAGACATGATACGCTGTACATCTTGTGCATAATCAGAATCTTGCTGTATACTCTGATCTCCAATACCAACTTCATCTTTTACATATTGAAGTACACCAGAAGATAAATTAGTCTTATTCTTCTAATACTTAAATATACTACCAGTTATTCCAGGAAGTAGATACTCATCAAAAGACTATCTATCATAAAGCTAATTTATCTCACGATTGGTTTGTAAAACCAAATCGTATAATGCTTTGAGATTCTTGGATTTATTAACCTTGTTGAACGCTTTTGTATTATCATACATCGGTTTACTCTTTATAGGCCTACCATTTTCATCAGTTTCATATCTCTTAGGCTGTAAGAACGATGTATTTTCTTTATCATAATTTGGATTTGCAAGTTCGTTTTCAGAATGCTCAATCCAACCATCGCCTGGAATAAACTCCATGAATTCATCTTCATATTCTGGTCTAGCTACAATTTTTGTAAACCATTTAATAGGAGTAAGTATCTCCTGTCCTGTATATTCATCGTAGCTACGTATTGATGTGCTTGCTAAGAAATCATCGTATGCACCAGGATACTCCATATCCATTTGAGCAGCTTTCTTTTTAGCCTATTTATAATATTCTGTAAATTCTGTACGAGAATACTTATTAAATAATTTAGCTCTCTTCTATAGTTGTTTTTTAAGCGTCTTATTTTGACGTTTAGAAATATTTCTAAGTCTATTCTATTCTTTTGCCAGTTTGTTTAGACGTATCTTTTCTCCCTAAGGAATACTTTGATAAGCAATTTCTCCAGTAGTAAAATCTCTATATATAGATAATATATTACGAATCTATTCTTTTACTTCATTATATTTAGCTCCTCCATCACCATCTATATCGTACTCAATATCACCAGACTCTTCTTCTATTCGTTTAAATAGTAATATATTACCTTCGTCGTCTTGCTTAAGAACTCTTTTACTATTCATTTTGTCCCAGTCTATAAGACGTTGCATGTCGAAAGAGTTTTCTTCATTGTTTAATGCTTTGTTAAACTCAGCAAAACCACCACATTCTTCTATAACTTTATCTCTCGCTTTAGACCACGCTTCAGCATCTCTCTTTATCTTACGCTTATTATCAGTTCCATAAAGATCTTTGTGTAACTATTGTAACTCTTTAGCCTTTCTAAGTTCATCACCTTCTTTAAGATTGCCTTGATAATCACGATCACTCATCAACATTCTTTTCTATATATTCAACTCTGTTAATAGCGACCTATCTTTTTCATCAAGTCTATCATAATGATAATAACCATCAGATTCATCATATACTTTTTCTTTAAGAGTTCTTATCTATTTAGATAATAAACCCCATTCATATTTTGTATCAGATGACAACTTAGAATAAGCTACATAAAATTGTTTCTTATAAGGTCTTTCGCAATTTTTATCTAACCAATCATTTAGAGCATCATTCCATTCAATCTTAGCTTGTTCATTGTCATCTGGAGCTATATTATTAGTAGGGTCTAATATTATTCCATATTTCTTAGATATTTTTTTATTTAGATCTTTAAGGAATTTATGATAATTATTATAGAATTTACCATAATTAAGATCTCTTACAAGATATTGAGTAGTTCTTCCATTTTCGTCTTTTTCATATAAATCCAAATGAGATTCTCCAAAACCTAAGTTGTTAAACGCTTTTAATAACTTTATATTCTTCTCATTTGACATCTTCTATGAATTATTTAGAGCTTTATTTACTAAATATGTTATAGCGCGAATACCATCATCTTTAACCTTATCTGTCATACCACCATATTTGTAGAATACACCAGTGTCGTAGCCAATCTCTTTTAAAGAATCAAGATATTCACCCATTGTTATAGAGTGTGTTTCATTGCCTACACCAACAAGTATATCTCTGGTAGTATTTATTAAGATATTGTGCAGAGATGCATTAGCGCCATCACAAATAGATTGGCACTTTTTAATCATAGACATAAGATCATTAACATCCCCAAATACAGCATCTTTTGTAAGACTAGATTTCTTTTGTTGGTCTTCTAACTAAGAAACAACTTCTGCAGATTCTAATGTTTCTGTAACACTCTCTAATATCTTTGAATATAAACCAAAGTTATCATGTATTTGATACTGTAATTCAGAAGCCTATACAGCTTGGTTGTTGCTAGACATTTTAAGCACTTCTAACGAGTCATCTAATAATTGTGGAGCTAACTATGACATTGTAGAAATTAAAGCCCTGTAGGCCTGTTCTTGACCTTGCTGGAATAAACTAATCTATAAGTCAAGTTCTTTCTATATCTTAGACTTCTAATCAGCATCTATATTTGATGACATTACAGCTTTTAATCTTTGACTTAAACCTCTGGCTATCTTTAAAGATAATGCATCAAGTTTCTTTTTAGCCTATTCAGCAGTATCTTTTTTACCAGACGTAGACTATAACTAATCAACATTTATAAAGTTATTCTGCTCGAAAGATTTTAACTATCTTGACAGCATCTAATTAATATCAAAAGCCTATTGATTTCCATATAATACAGGATCTGTGTTAGCATATATAATTCTATATATTTTAGCAGGATCTTTATCTGTATTTTTTATAGTATCTATATTTAAAAGATGTGCTTTTAGTTTATTAGAATATTCATTGAGTAGTTTTTCATTATAACCTTTAAACAAGTTAGTGTCTAACAAAGTATTGGATATACGATTTATAAAGTTCTTTAGTTTACCAAGTATAGAATATTCATTGTTCTATTGATCTAATTTAACAGAAGCTCCATATATAATATCTCTAAAATCTTTATTAGTAATAAACTCAGCTATAAACTCTTTCTCATTAGAAAGACCATAATATAGACCACTAGCATCATATCTATCAAATTTGCTACTATCAAAGAATTTATCAAATATTCCGTGTAATTGACTGTTCAATTCCTTAAGTCTACTCTATAATTCTGTTCTTGGTTTATTAATAAAACCTACAGTAACTGCGTGAGCAACTTCATGTAATACAGCATTTGCTAAATATTCATTTGATACTTGATCTACAGCATTCTTATTTATAGCAATTATCGTTTTACCGTCTTTATCTGAAAATGAAGTAACAATAACATTTTCATCTAACTACATTAATTTTATAGGAACTTTATGACCTTGCAAAAGATTCGCTATAGGTAATTTAGTTGATGATATAGTATTGTTCTTTATAGCACCTTGTATAATAATGTCTGACGTAACAACTTCTCCTTGATTCAATAAAGAAGTAGCTACTCCGAAAGTATCATATAGGCTAGCTTTTGCAAGTTTAATCTTAAGATTATGTTTTTCTATAAACTCCCTTATAGAATTAGGAATATCTTCAGACTGTTTAAATGGTTTATCTATGGATCTATCTTGTAATTTTTGTATTACTTTATTACCATAAATATTACCGTCTTTAGAAGAAAAGTCATTACTTACAATAGATCTTATCTAATTGTTATTCTTTACGACATACTAAGTTGTAGGTGTAAAACCATGATTATCTCCCTCTTTGTCGTATCTAACAAATATAGCAGAATCATATTTATCGTTTTTTAATATACCATTTTCATACTCGCGATATTCATTAACAGTCCTAAACTTTCCGCTAGTCATATCACTATTGCCAATTTCCCTCATATTAAGATATGCTGGAATAGTATATTTATTGCCATACTTTAAAGCTTTATCTTCTCTATCTGTAAAAAAGAATGCATTTCTATCGTGTACTAAATGCTTTTCTTTATCATCTGTAGCATTCTAATCAAATGTATCAAATAGCTTATCAGTACCGTGCCAAACAATCATAGGCTCACCATTAACGTCTACTGCTTTAGATGAGTGTTTTGGATCATTAACCCAATCTCCAAACCAATTAGTAAAATCTCTTTGGTAAATCTTTGACTTTATACGTATAGCTTCCACACGATTACCTTTTGTTTGCTATAATAGTTGATTAAACAATATAGACTAAGCCCCATTTGGGGCTTTATCTATACTATTTCCGTTATTAGCTGACCAAATATGATAGGCAGCCTTTTCGCTTGTGGCTTCTTTTAATTCGTTAAACTCCTTAGCCACCTAAGGATTATGTAAATTAGGACATATTATCATAATTAATCAGTTTTTATTATTGTAAACAATTATCCATAGCATCTTTTTCAAATTTACTATCATCATGCTATATAAGATCACCTTCAATTTGTTTTAAACCTCCAAGCATATCATTAATATTATTATTGTCATTGTGATTAAAATCATCAGTTAAACCAATACTACTGTTATCGTCTATTTGTTTTAACCCACCAAGTATATCGCTAATATCATTCTCGTCTTTAATCACATCTTTTCTAACATCTTCAATAGCTTTATCTTTGCCGTCATTAATATCTTTCAACTCTGTTAGCAAATCATCATCTTGTTCGGATGTTAAGAAATCTTCATTATCAAACTTAGATATGCTTTCACTTATGTTAGATATATTATCTTGAGTATATTTATTTCTATCGTATATAATATAAGCTGGCTGAGCGGTAGTAAAATCTTCTTGATTTAGCTAAGCGGATCTTACAGCAGACTCTCCAATACCATCAAAACTATCGGAATATATACTACTTATAGAGTAACCTCTTACAAGTAAGTCTTTTATAATTCTATCAACAAACTAATTATTCTTAAGCTGTTTGATACTATCGTCAACTTTACTTTGTATATCTGCTAAGAATTGTTGTTGAACTTCATTTATATCATCAACTGTAGCATCAGGATATTCTAATTTATACCTTTCTACCATATAGTTAAGTTGATTGCTAATATATTCAGATCTATAATTATCTGTTATATTAAAATCACCAAGCTTACCATTGATGTATATATTTAAGTTCTAATTATCTTTATCGAAGTTACCAAGACTTGAGATAATATCATCAACAACTTTTGTAGCGTCTTGTTTAGAATCTATATTTACACCAGTACTCTATTGATTATTTATATTAATCTTAAGATTGCTTCTAGACTCTGCATATTTCTAAGGATTATTAGAATATATAATTCTAACATCGCCTTTAGAGTTCTATGTTAAGTCATAACTATTCTTTTGCTGTTCTGATACTTTATAATAGTTAGAGTTACTAAATCCAGTAAATGCAGCATTGTGTTCTTTATATTTTAATTTAACTGCATTATTACCTTTACCAATAGGCTTTAGTTGATCTATGTAATTAATTACATTTTGTTCAACATTACCGTAGTTAAATGTTTCTGGTAATAAGTTATCGTCAAATATTGATTCATTTAAAGAACCTGTATAGAATTCATATTGATGATTACCTCCTTGATGAATACCTAACTTTGGAGATATAATATAAATATCACGATATACACTATTACCTTTCATAGCGCTACCTATCTTTTTGTACAAGTAGTATTTATTGCCTACATATACTTTAAAATATGGATGATTGCCACCTTTTGATGTTATTATAGCACCAGGAACTCTATTTCCACTCACATAGCTAGGAAGTAAATACTTCTCAGCACCAAGTTTTGTCTGAGTAAAAGCCTGTTGTGTTAAACTATACACAGGAACAATCTTATCATTATACCAGTAATTTCTACATATAGTATCTATATATTCATCTGGATTAATTTTACCACTATTCTCTGATATTCTACCAATTAGATCTTCTGACTTCATAGAATCAGTTATACTCTAAATATACTACATTTTGAACTATATAGGAACTAAATCAAATATAGAACTAAATGAATCATTATTATATGTAGAATAATAATCATAGAATACAATGTCTCTAAATAATCTTCTTACATAGCTGTTACTATGGGTTAATAATTGATACAATGCGGATTGTAATACTAACCTCTGATTGGGGTCTACGTTGATATAAGATATCTTAGTAGTAAATCTACCAATCTAGAACTTATTATCTATCTTAGATATATAATAGTTTAAGAATTCATTATTTATATTTCCAGCATCATCTAATAAATCATTAAATTCGCTTCCAAGCAACCCGTTCTATAGTTTGTAAATAAAGTTTGCATAGTTCTAAAATATACTCTTATGATAATATTTATCTTCAGACTGAGGATTGCCATATACAAGCTACATTACTTTATTAAATACAGCGTCTTTATCGCCGTTCATAGTAAAGTCTATATATCCTGTATAACTTTCATCTTCACTCTTTGCTAAAATCTTAGAATTCATAAGCATATTATGTCTAGCTATAGCATTTATAGAAGAACTAATAGCTTGTATAAACTTCTTATCACTTGTAGATCTATAGAAGTTATATTCGTTAGCTTCACCTTTAAATCCAAATGGGTCACCAAGAAGATTATACATAACTGAATGATATAGTACATTATATTCATTAGTAGCTGTAAACAACTAATCTTTTAATATACCTCTAGTAAGCTGTGTAGCTTTACTAAGTTTGTCAGAAATCCACAACTTGTCAAAATAATAATCTAAAGCATCTTCGTTTTCGAGATTACTATGAGCTTCGTCATTTATTTTCCATACTATGGCATCTTTTGAATCTGGATCTTTATGTAAATACTTAAACTGTTCGTATTTATTATAGAAATTCCAATGATCTGTAATACTATTTCCGAACTTTTTCGTGTCTACCTAAGAACACTGTACAAGTTGTTCTAATGCATCTGCATACTTAGTTAAGTTCTAGAATGCTAATATAGAATACAACTACATCATATGGCTCATATAAGAGTCTGGATTTTGTATAGAATAAATGCCTTCGTCATAATCAAACACAATCTTACTATCTTCTATAGCCTTAGCTACATCTCTTGTATCATTAGATAATAAAACTAATATTTTATTCTTAATATCAGCTTTTTGTTCTTTAGAAAGAGATTTATCAGATTCTACTTGCGATAAAGATTCTTTTAATTTATCTCTATACTCGTTCCTTAGTTCTGATAGTTTAGTTTGTTGATATTTCTATATAGACATATCTTTTTCAGATTGCTCTAAATATATACCATTATGAGCATTAACTAAATTAGCATATTTAACTAATACTGGTTGTGCTAAGAATGAGAATGTTTGTATACCTTTACCAGCTCTTAATAATAACTCTGACATAGAATATGTAGCAGGATTAATATTAATTAATGAGATGTATGGATCTTTAGCAACGTCAACATGAGCGTTAACCATGGCTGATAACCATGCTGATATATACATTCCATCTTTACCTTTTATCTAATCCAAAGAACCTAAATCGTATATTTCTCCAAGGCGACCAAAATCTATAGTTAGATGCGCTGTCTATGTAAACGCAAGATTAGTTGTAGCTAATGCGTATGGACCAATACCATCTTTACCAGTCATAAATTCAGATTTAGTCTAAGATTGGAATGAAGGTAACAATTCATACATTGATCTACGATCTTGTTTCTTTCTAAGCTTTGGTAGTAATTCACCAGTTATCTTCTCAGTAACAGTATCAATAGAACCTCTAGCGTCTACAAAAGTTCTAGAATCTGTAAGAACATCAATATATTTCTGTATAAGACTATTTCTTATTTCCTTAGCATCATATTTACCAGCAATATCAAAACTATCCTGCGAAACATCTTCTACATTAACTTCACTTCCATTTCTATAACCCTTCATGGCAACAAAGATTTTATCAACGTCGAAGTCAGAACCAGTTTGCTTTGTAAATTCTTCTGGAACTATGATATTATCACCATTGTTATCTGGTAGTATATCTGCAACAGTAAATGCGAATATAGAAGACATACCCTGCGTAGGAATACGATAACCAATACCTATAGGTTTAGGATTGGATTGTTCTCCAGCATGAGATACCTGTTCGTATTTCTTAGTGTTCAAACCATCTTTATATCCAGATGATATAAGATATTCTTCAACTTCTTCCTTTGTAGTTTCTTTTAATTTATCTTGATTACTAACAGCTTCCCATATAGAGTTTATGTTATTATTTTCAAGATCAATTAAGGCTTTAGTTGTTAGTATACCAGATGCAAATTGCTCATCAAGATCATCGTTGAATTTAATCTATTCTTCTGTTAACTACTTAACTCTATCGCTTTTTACACCATGTATAATATCATTATCTATAAGCCACTGACGCATATTCTTATAAGTAGTTTGTTCTTCTTTCGGAATAATATCTCTAAATAATCTAACGCTAAGCATTATCTCCATAGAGTTATCTTTCCTAATCCACTTTAATTTTCTACCACTATTAAGAACGTGTAAACCTCCTTCTTCGTCATCTACTTTTTTCTTTCCAACTAATCCAAATACAGACTGCTGTACAGCAGAACCACCATTTAAGTTTACATCTACTACTCTTTTATTTACAACCTTAGATATAGATTGCTCAAATAATAATCTGGATCCTAATGCTTCAGCTAAACCGCCATTTCTAAATAATTCTATAGCACTTTCTCCAACTCCATTAGTTTTAACTACTCTTTCTAAAATCTTCTGTACAGCTTTATTATTGGCTCTAATATCTCCATGATTAGCAGTAATACCAAACTAGTTTATTACATCTTGTACACCTTTTTGTGTTAACGCATTTATAAGATTTATTATATGCGAACGTAAATCTTTACCCTTTATAGGACTAGAATCTTTTCCAATTCCATAATCAAGTTCGTCATTAATATTTGACAATAACAGCTTTAATGCTTGTGTACCAAATGCTCTTTCTAATGCTTCATGAGCTTCAGTATTAAGCTGCATTCTTAAATCATCAAGATCTTGTACTTGAATCTATAGTTTACCACCAGGATTAAATATATCATCATTTGGTAATATAGACTTGTCGGATTTCTATTTAAGAGACTTAGTATCCATATCGTCAAGGTTATCAACACCTTCTTTATATGGAGTATACTATTGTTGATTAGCACCAACTTTAATAGCAGAATCAAAAGCAAGCATATCTATTTCGTCGCCTTTCCTATTCATTCTTTCATATATAGCTCTACCATTATCTGATTGTAGCATATACTTAAATGCAGGGAAAATAGCCATTTTGTTATAAATAGGAAGATTTATAAATCCATCCCCTATCTACTGTGAAGAATTCTAAAAATAAGACATCTTTAATGGATATAGCTCTAATTTAGATACAATCTTTGCTTTCTTAGGATCTGATTGCCAGTCTGGATCGTTCTCAAGTATATTGTAAGCCATTTCATCTGAATAATCTGAGAATTCATCTCCAAAACTCCAAGTTCCAAGACCTATTCTTATCTTTCTATATAAAGCTGGTCTAATTATAACCTGTGCATCAGAAACTGTTATATCTCCATATGTAGACGTATTTGATACAGCTTTATTTATAAATGATTCTCTAAGATTTTTTGGATAACTACTTAATACTTTCTTAAATAACTTCTCATCTTGATATAGAGCTTTTACAAAATCTTCTACATTATCGAACCCGTTTTTCTATATAAGTTTCTTAGTAAATTCTTGATCTGTAGAACTTTCTATATCATCTATCATGTACTGACGAGTAAATATATTTCTTATTTCTTCTAAATATTCACTCTTAGTCTAAATATCTGATACATTCAATACTGTGTATTTTCTATTTTGTAACTCTGGATATTTTTCAAGCTGTTCTTCAGAATAGTCTGTCTTAATCTTTTGACCTGGAGATAACAAAGCTCCCAAACGTTTAATCTTATCAGAATGCTTTTCATTAACTACATCTATATCATATAATTTATCACCAAATTTCATTTGTTTAGTCTTAAATTTATTCTTATAGAATGCAGGATCTCCAGAGAATACCTTTTCCATTTCTATTGTAGATATAATAGAAGATAATACATGGTTTGTCATTAATGATAATGCTAAATCATTGATATTATCGTTCATATATACATTATTAGTATTTACTGGTATTCCTTGTTGTTTGAACAACTCTGCATATTGTTTAAGTAATATTTGAGGTATCTTTGTAGGAACAAATTGTCCATTCTAATCAATATTACCCAACTTTAAGTTTCCGTCTTTTGATACAGCTTTTAATTCAGCATATACCATACTTTTAACTTTCTGCTGTAACAATTTATTAAGACCATCTCCATTTAACCATTCTTCAAACTTATCTAACCTCTGCCTAATGTATTCAAATCCGTCTATATCGTTATCATCATCACGAAGTTTTCTGATATTAAATATACCATCTTCCGTTTTCATATCCTCTTGTTCACGAAGATAATCATATTGTAATATTGAGTTTAGATCTTTTGGAGAACCTTGATATTCTTCGTCTATAGGTATATCAACAAATATATCAGAAAAATATCTAAATCTACCTCCGTTTCCACCAAAGCTAATTCTTCCATTTTTAAGTTTACCATGGAAATTCTTCCTAAGAGCTTCTGGATGGTTTATAAGATATTCTATATTCTATTTGCTATAATATTGTTTTACAGAATTAAATTCGTCTCTAAAATACCCAACTAACAAGTCCATTGTATATTGATCAAGCTGGAAGTTATCATAAGATACTAAATTATGTGGCATTTTAAGACCTTGTTGAGATATAGCATACCATGTCTTTTTATCAGCCATAGTAGGAAGCACAAGCATGTCTTTAGATGTCATCAACATCTTAGCTATATAATCTTCAAGCTATGTAATTCCATGATAATCTCTACCAATACTATTATCAATATCTCTAAGACCAACAAAATAATTTAATTTAAACTATCCAGCTCTACTTGATGTTTCATGATCAGATTGTGAAGCTATGTCTAAAAGTAAAGAATGTTTACAATATTCAGATCTTCGTAAACTTTCTATAGTTTGATCTGTATCGTGATTTAGTATACGAATAATATCAGACATAGTGTTATTCTCTGATATTGGATATCTTTGAGTACCATCTGGAGCTGTAATACTAAATTGTTGAGGAGATGGATAACATTCATTATAAGCTCTTGCTAATTGAGCTATTTGAGAATCATTTTTATAACCACTAAATACACGATCTAAGTCTATTTCTATTCTACCAGATTTAATTTTGGACTTACCTGTACTTGTTATAATGTTCTATATAATCTTACCGATACTACCAATTTTATCTGATTTAGCAAGAGATTGTAATACTTTATATCTTGCAGATTTATCTGTTAGTTTATTATCTCCAACTTCATTATTTACATAAGTTTCAAGAACTTCATTATCTATTGGTATTGATAAGTATTTAAATAAGTCTACAAGTATATCTGATAATTCGTTATAAGCCTAACTTATCTAATCTTTTGTTTTTGGATAAAACTTATGTTTATATGTGTATTGTAATGCATGTAATTTTTTCTATCTAAGTACGTCTGTAAACTCTTTAGATATAATAGGCATTTGTTCAGAATTTATCAATCCTGCTTGATATAGATTCTAAGACCATATTCTTGGTATTGACTTTATAGCTTTTAGTTGATTGTCGTTTACTAATTCCCAATCTCTTTTAATAACAGATACACTCTTATTTGTAGATACAGAGTATTCGTCAAGCTAATCATCACCTAAACTCATAGAACTATTAGAAGATCTTTTCTTAGGGTCGCTTATCCATGTCTACATCATCTAAGCCATCTGGCTTCTTATAGTAGAGTGTATTTGACTCTGTAGTTCAAGATCGTCTTTTATCAAGTCTAATTTCTTATCTAATGATTCAAAGAATGGAGATGATTTTGCTAACCTCTAAACAACACCCCTTATAGAATGCTTATCATATTTATTATCTTTACCTATCTTAGCATAAGAATCAGTATCCCAAAGATTATTTAGTATAGTATTCCAAGCCTAATCAAAAGGAACATATGTAGAATTTCCAAATATAGGATCTTTGTCATAAACAAAAGTCTTTTCACCAGTAAATGGGTCTATTTCCGCATGCATCTTCTTAATCTAACCTAAGAATAGTTTAGCTCTAGTTGCTACATTATCTTTCTTACTTATAGACAAAGGATCTTTATCATAAGTATTACCAGATTTATCGCCAGTATCTTGAGCTTCTTGTGTTTCGCTTTCTTGTACTTGTGATTGTTTAACCTTAAAAGCATCTTCTCTAAGATCTATAGAATATTGTTTAAGTATATTACTTACAATAGATACGAATACATCTGGATTCTTAGATATAGAGTCTATAATTCTTTGTATAGATGGATCTACATCTGGATTCTAACTCTTTAAATTAGTTAAGAATTGTTGTATATCTTCATATTTAATATTATCTATACCCTTAGTAGAGTCTAATGAATAATCATCTATAAGCTTATTTGCAAGGCTTGTAGCGGCCTAAAAGAACTACTGCCTAGTATCTATACCCTAAAGCTCATTTAAGCGCTCAGGAGCGATATTTGACACGTAGAATGACTTACTATTAACACCATTCTTGTAAGCCGTCTTGAACTGTTGTAAAGATTCTTTATCTATCTGTTGTAGCCTGTATTTTCCGTCATTTATATTTCTAAAGACATCATGCATAGCATACTTATTTCTAAACAGACCACTGAACCGTTTAATGTTGTCAAAAGCTCTCTTTATAAATCCTACAACGCCTTTACTATTACGTAATTCAGCATATTCTCTAAAATCCTCAGCTAAGATTTCTTCTATTTGTTTATACGTCTTATTCTTTAACTCTGGATGAGCTTTTACATAAGTATCGTAAATCTGCTGTCTTTGATGTTTATTATGTAATAGAAGGTTTACATAGTGCCAAGCCTCATGGTATTGTATACCTTTACCAGCTTTATCACTAAACATAAAGATTGGAGAGTCGCCTTGATTTAAAATATCTGTTACAACATCCATTAAACCAAATACATCTTCATCTTGAGCACTCTTCATGACACCATCTATAACGACTATATGATCTTGCTTTATACCAAGCCTATCAGCTATCCATTCACGTGCCTTTTGAGCATCTAAGGTTCCCTTTTGCTTTTCTCTTGAGAACACACCAGTAATAGTGTTGTTTCTACCTAATAAAGAACTTGTTGATACAAAGTATAACTAAGATGAGCCGTTCTTAAATATAGATACATGAGGAATAGCTGTGCCGTTAAATATACTTCTTGCTGTATTCTTTAATACGTTTTCATTTATCTCAAGCTTATCAACGTCAAACTTTACACCATTCTCCTTTTCGTACACACTGGCATATTTCTACAGCTTTTCTTTAACAGCTTGCTTGAAGTCTTCTATGAAGTTATTAAGTTTTTCACTACCACTATCACCTCTTAGTTCAAAATCTGATTTATCTATGTCTAACATAATTATATCAGTCAAACCGCCTCTTTCCTTAGCATTTTCTCCAGAGAATACAGATAGCTTTTCTTGTGATTCTTTCTAACCTCTAACAAGCCAAGAGTCCATCTAATCTGATTTGAATCCTAACTTTGACTTTATTCTATCTATACTCTTAGTACCAAATCTATCAGCTTCTTGATACTCTGTAGTAGTGTTACTATTAATAGTAACTGTATCTGCTTTCTTGTCAGCCTCAGTTTGCTTAACTTGTTTTTTAGCATCAGATATAACCTATTTAGATTCTTCAGTCCTTACACCAGTAGCATAAACAAACGGTGCTTTAAATACATTTTCTTCATTTGTTGTAGCTAATAATTTACCAGACTTAACCATCCATGATAATACACTTACATGGTTATATTTCAACGTATCGTTTTCGTTATCAAATAAATCATCTCTATTAAATGTTAATTCTTTTATTCCACATATAGAGAAACTGGTTTTACTTCTGTTGTTCTAAAAATATTTTCTTATAACATTTATAATCTCATGTGGAAATTCATGAGTCATAGCATCAACATCAGTATTCCAATGCATATTCTTTGCAATATACGATACAACATGTTTGCGTACTTCATCACTATTAGTTCCAAACAATGATGCTATAGGAATATATTCTACAGACTTAGAACCATTGCCATCTGTGTTTACTATCTATAAACTTGCAACACCGTGATTATCAACAACAGCTATTTGTTTGTCAGCCAAGAACTTCTATCTATTCAAAGAGCTTTTCTTAGTACCTATCTTCGTAGTAGATTCTCCGTTGTTTATAATAAAGTCGGCAAATGATTTTATTGTATCTATAGATGACGATGGTAAATATTCTGTAGATAATTTACCAGTTATCATATATAATAAAGCTTCTGCTACTGATGGTTTAGAATTTCCATTCAATTTACCAGTCTACGGATCAAAAGATAGTTGTACATTTTCTTGAGTAACTACATTACCATCTCCATCTCTATCAAAGCGTTGTTCACTAAGAGTAATAGGAACTAACACTTCACTCATACATGGACCTTGGTGCATTAAATATATAGTACCAGAATATCCAATACCTGTATACTGTGTATCTGGACCATTAACACTAGATATAGTGTAAGGATCATCAGCAAATCTACCACGACCAAAGCCAAATAATAAACTACCTTCTTTTATCTATCTATCTATATCTTTTATATCTGTTGGTATACCAAACTCATTATTTTCTTTTGATATTGAGTGTAGTTTTCCATCTTTAGTAATACTACCATTAGATATTCTAGACTCTTCTGGAACTATATTCGTCTTAACTTGATCTGGAATAGAATAAACACCATTTTTATCTTTATCGCAATAAGCCTCAATGATAGCATTTCTGCTATTGATTAAATTTTCTATTTGTTCCCAAACTTGAGAATCTGTGAGAATTTTACCAGTAGCCGCTTTCTTTCTTGCATTAAACTCTATACTACGCTTAATCTTACCTTCTTCATCTTCATATGATAAAGTCTCGTACCATTTTCTAGCGTCATTATACCAACGCTTTAAAGCATATTGATATTGCTCTTCATATTTAAAACTACTTGGTATTGGCTTCGCGTCTACATATCTACTATAAGCTTCTTCTCTAGATTCAATTAGATATGATTGATATTTATCTTTATCAACACCTATAAATTTAAGCTAATTAATTAACTTCTATACACCATCAACAGATCTTTCTATACCAAACTTATCTGTATAAGAGTAAGAAGATGGCGTTTTCATAGTAGTTATATATGTTGATTTAGATTTATCATCTTCAATTATAAGAGATACTGTAAACAAATTAGTATCTTTTGAATCTTTTCCAGAAACAACATAATATTTTTTAACACTACCAAACCAACCACGTTGTATTAATTTTTGAGATAATTCAGAATTAGGTTTTATTGGATATTTAAACTTAAGATCTTTTCCATTTACAGTAAGACGAATTGTTTCTTTTGAATCTGGTTGATAGAAGAATGTAGATTCTAATAATCTTCTATATACATCATCATGATCTCCAACTAATCTTGGGTCTGGAGTACTCTATTTATGATCTTCACCAGGTTGTAATTCATCTGAATCTATACGGTCGCTATTGTATGAATCATCATAATCTTCGATAATCAATTCTTTACCAAATTGATCTTCTGCAGATTGTTTTGAATGCTTTCCAGAATTTATATCAAGATCATTATCATCATTGTTGTCTAACTAACCATTTTTATTATCATAGTCTTCTGTATAATTATCTTGCAAATCATCTTGAAGTTGGTTGCTTTGTTGCGTTTCATCAATATCTTCCTTATCTACAGATAGTACAGAAGATGTAGGAGCGTCTATATCTATAGTTTGACTTACAACTGCATTAGTATCAATATTACCAGATATTCTATTACCGTCTTTATCAAAACCATCAAATTCTGCATGCGTATCAGAGTCCCAAGCAACAGCACTCATCCTAGCTCCTTGTACACCTTCTAAATCTTCATCAGATATACTATACCCTTCTGGAATATTAAACCCAGCAGTAATGTTATTCCCTATATCTTCTCCGTCTTTTATACGTGTTATTTTTACAGATCCATCTTTATTGCTAATTACAAAATCTATTACATCAAATGTTTCAGGATCTATAATTCTGGCTATAACTGTACCGTCTGGAATTTCTCTAATTTGTTTATCAGTGGTATATTTATCTAATATATCTTGTAAGAAGTCATTTATTTTTCTAAAATCTTCTTCACTCGAATGACTAGCTTTTAAAGTTGGAGTATTTGATTTATTATTACTCTTTTCCTTTTTACCATACAACTACTCATGTAGCTATCTCTGAGCATCTGAAGCACCTTCTAACTCATCTATCTATTGAGGAATATTTACATCATCATAGTCGTTTATATTAGATCCTTCCTGATCATCATTATCACTTTGGATTGGTGATTCTTCATTATAATTTTCATCTGTCTATATATCACCATTTTGTGCAGAATATTCTTCTTCGCTATAACTTGAATTATCTGTAGGCGGTATAGGATCTTGTGTAATATCTTGCTCGTCAACTTGACGTTCGTTTAGCTATTTTTGTTTTTCATCAACAACCTATCTTACTGATGGATCTTCATTTTCTGTATCGAGATTATCAATATCATCATTAGTAACACCACCATCTTCAAGGAATTGTCTATGAGCTATTCTCTTTCTATTGTGTTTTTCTTCCAACCTACCTTCAATTATAGCTTTAGCTGTTTCTCTTTGAATCTCTTTTATACGATCTAAAGCTGCCACTCTTTCAGCAGGAGTCTATTCTAAATCTTCTGATCCAAGTTTATTGATAATAGAATTATATTCTTGTCTTAGAGAATCTATTTTATATGCATTCTATCTCTATTTTTTTAGATATAATTTTTTAAAGAAATCGTCATCAAGCTATCCGTTATTATATTTATCTTTCTCTTCATCACTAAGAGTATCAAAAATAGTAGATTTGAAATTATCTTTTTCTTCTTTTGTAAGATCACTCCAATTATAATTATATGCATATCCTAGCGAACTATTTGGATCTGCTACACCATATTTATACGCAGTATAAGCTGGCGACATTGCTTTTAAAGCAGAGTCATTTAAAGCATTAATTAAGAACAACTTTTCAATATCTGATATACCAGAGAATTGATGATAATCTGATAATATGTTATCTATAGTTACTCTTTTATGCTTATTTATCTGTCTATCTGGATTTTCTTTATTGTAATCATCTATAAGCTTATTCTTTTTATCAATTTCATCATTGACATCTTTAAGCATGTCTTTATACTACTACTTATTGTTTTTTATAGATTTACTTAAAACTCTAATAGTATTACCAAGCTTATCTACATTTATATCAGTACCAGTATTTTCTCTGATTAATTGCAAAAGTTTATGCTGCTATTTTAGCTAATCTAATAAAGCTTGCTTTTGCTGTAGTTCTGCATGACTAAATAATAGATCTGCACGATTCTTTACATAATCATCTAATTCTATTATTTTGTCTAATTGTACATCTTCTGCTTTTTCTTCAGATTCCTTTGATTTTAATTCAGCTTCTTCTTGAGCTTTAGATTTAAATGCAGTAGTGCCTACAAACTTAGACATTTGTTGTAATACTGCAGTTTCGTATCTATGATCACTAGGCTTTACCTCTCCTATAATACGAACTTGTTCTTCAGCTGCTTTTCTAAGATCTGATTTTTTACTATCGCTTATATTTGATGATATGTAGTTATCAAGATAATTGTTGTATTGGTCTAAAATACTATCATATGTATTTCTAACACCGTCAGACATTTTTGATCTATCACCAAGTAATTCTTGAATTATCTTTTGCTTAGAAGATTCTAATTCTTTTACATTCTTATCGTGCAACTAACTTAAATTCTCGTAATCTTGTATAGCTTTGACACCAGATTGTATTAAATCTCTATGAGTGGCAGTGTCTTGTATCTTCTTTATACCTACAAGATCTAAGAATTTGTTGTTGTGCATCATGAAATCAGTAGTCTACAACAAAGATATATCATCGTCTATAAACTTATCATCTACAAGATCTCCTTTAAACTGCTTCATCTTATTAAAAGATTCAGAAAGTCTATTAGCGCTTTTCCCGTTAGCTATAGCTTTAAAGAATATACCAACATGCGCATCGTCTTGAGCTGCTGCATAATTACTAGCAACAAACTGCTTTAATACATTATCATTACTAAGTTGTTTAAATAAACTCCTTGTATTATCGTTATTAACACCTATATATTTTGCAGCTCTATCACCAAACAAGTTAGAAAGAGAGCCCATTAACTATGAATTTAATATACCAGAAATAAAACCTGTATTCATAGCTTTTCTAAGCTCTTCATTTCCATTGTCTGGATCGTATGAGTTTATACCATAATAATCAGCTACAGATTCTAAGCCTAATCTAACATCATTAAATACAGAATCTATATCAAATTTACTTTGTATACCTTTATAATTATCATATTCTCCACGTTGATAACGACTTTGTAATAATTGCTGTTGACCTTCTTCAATACCTTCTGACGCACCTACAAATAAACTCTATTTAGCTTTCTTTTTAAGAAAATCTGCTATGTGAGATAATTTTATTTTATTTACAAGATTCTTCTCACCTTCTCCTAAAGCTTTGTTTATAATACGGTCTGTTATAGATGTAGCAAATTTATCAGCATTCATAGCCATATATCTTTCAGCTACTTCTCCAGACGCTTTACCTGATAATTGTAGACCTGTTTTAAATACTCTATTATAGACGGTTTTACCTAAACCCTTTGTAGCTACCTTACCACCAAATTCTAAGAACGGAATTGTTTCTATATAGTCTCCAGTAGATAAAGCCATATTATCATTGAACACCTTAGCTAATCCTTGTCTTGCTAAACTTTTCTCGACATCAAAATTTTTATCTCCAGAGTTTATATTATATGCTAATGCTAATTGTATTTTATCAAGATCTGTTAAATCTTTTGGATCTATACCTATCTATTTTGCTTTTTTATCTGCAAAATTAAACAAATTATTTAAATCTGATTTATTATCATAAGCATATTGTAGTAATCTATTTGAGTAAGCATCAAGAACTTCAGATTCAGTCTCACCAACTCTCATCTTATTAGCAAGAGTTATACCACCAACTGCATTAGCAACACCCATTGCAATCTTTGCGCCAGCACCAACTTCTCCTCCAGACGCATACGCAATCATTTGTGATACAGCTTTAGAAGCTCCTTGATATGCAAACTGAGCAGCCATTTGTTCAAACATAGAATAAGAAGAACCAATATCTACAACATTATAAGCCCACGCTCTTGGATTGAATACTCTTTCAAATACACCAGCATGCTGATCTTCGTATTCTTTCTTAAATTTACGATCTATTTTCTTTGGATCAAATAGCCAATTACCATTTTTAGCTATAGCTATATTTTCCTCTAAATCGGTTCTATGTATTAATTGATACTTCTTTATTTCATTCCTTTTATCTGTTACTTCATCAGTAATAGAATCGGCATACGCTTTAAGATCTTTAACATCTTTATAAGACTTAAAATATTTATCAGATAAATCTGAATCTTCATCAGGTGTATTTCGTATAGCTTGTTTTATTCGTTCTTTACTATCAAATCCATTAAATACACTCTCTATTGAAAGCTAAGCCTCTTTTATTAATGCTGGGAAAGTTTCAAGAAATCTACCAAACTTACTAGCATCTTTTTTATTTGATTCTTCTGAATATACAGAATTAAGATGCATAAGAATGTCATCTGATAACTTTTGGTCTTTTGAACTATCAGCAAATAAATCTAATAAAACATCAGATGTTTTACTGCTACGTCTAATTATATTTTCCATTACGTCTAATTGTTTCTCAAGATCCTTCATTCTTGCTTCGTCAACAATTAAACCCATTTTATCATAGTTGTCTTTAGCTTGCTTATATTGTTTTATCAAATCTACATACTTATCAGCAATCTCTGTATCCTCTAAATCACTATATGTTTTTCTTAACTCTTCTTCATACTGAGTTGTTCTGGTATTATATAGATTCTGAAACATCATTCGTACAGCGGATCCGTCAAAAAGTGGCTTTACGCCATCTATAGCATTACCAACTGTAGCATTAAATAAATGTTTTGTAGTATCCCATGCATTAGCCCAGAATCCTTTTGATTCGTTATCTTCTTCTGTGTTGCTAGGAAGATAATCTTGTTTGTATGTAGAAGACTATGGCAAATTATATATAGAAGTTACATCACTATTAACAGTGCCACTATTGTATGGCGTAGAGTAAGCTCGCTCCTACGCTGCTTGATTAGCGTCGAAGCTAGCTCTCCACTGCGCCGCAGATGGCGTTGTATAAGTTTCTTTTGACTTTTTTCTACCACTGTTACTCATATTATTATATATTATTTTGTTGAAGATTGATATTGTTGCTGCAATTCTCTACCAGCAGCCTCTTTCTGGCCATACATATATTTATCGTAAGCTTGATCTATTTGTCCAAATCCCTGACCTCTATTATTATCTATCTGTTTAGATATTGGAATTTCTACAAACTCTCCATTACTATCTGTATTGCCATTTACATCCATTGTTCTTAAACCTAAGTTCTTTACTACGTTTCCTAAACCATATCCATGTTTCTTGCAAAAATTTTCTACAACTGATTTTGGAACAGAAACCTTTGCTGTTATATCCATTGATGAGTATTTTCCATTATTTGGAACCATTGCTACACCAAGTCCGCTATTAGAAACAATCCATCCTTTAATACCGTTTTTCTTTAGGTAATCTTGGAATTTAACACTAATACTACCTTTTGTCATATTTACACCAGTTGATACAGCATTAGCTCTAACATTACCAAACCACACACCTTTATCGGACATATTAACAACTGGGTGAGCATTACCATAAAATCCCTTCTTTGTAGTATCTATATTACCATTTGCATCTTTTGCTGGGAAATAATATTTAGATGACGTTCCATTACTTAATACATCTAATAATGTATTTACAGCTTCTTTGTTTCTAGGTTCGGCTACAGAACTATAATATTTAGAGTTTATAATATTCCTATTATTAACTATATCTTTAATACCAGTATATTTTCCTGTAGCTGTATACTGTAATGCATTAGTAAATCTACCAGTAGGTTGTCCACTCTCGTCTAACAAACCATTAGATATAGCTCCATTTAAACCTTGTTTACCAGCATTATCCCACCATTTGTAATGATTAACATAAGAATCATAAATCTTCTTCTAAGTAGGATTAAGTTTATCATATCTAGCTTTCCAATCTTTAGATTCTGAAGCGTCTAATATACCATTGCCATTCTTATCAGCTTTACCAAGAATGCTATAAGCTTTACCTAACCAGTGATTTTTAATAGAGTTTACGCTATTAACATATCTTTGGTTATTTCCAGCTATAAAGTCTCTCTTATTTTGATTAGAGTCTTCTATAAGCATTTGCGTTAACGACAGAGGCATTTGATTAATTGTATCTTGATCGCTCTTTATAACAGGTCTACCTTTAGAATCTGGAGTAGAATTACTATATCTCCAACTAAGATACATATTTTCTTTCTAATTTCTATTTCTAATACCCTCCATTTCTTTATCATGCTGGAAACCTCTAGCTTGCATTGCTGCTTGTTGAGCAAATTGCTTATCCATCTTAGCATACTCATTTGCTTGCTTTATTGGATTAACTATCCACTCTTTATTTGCGTCAGCCACATTCTATTGTAAACGCGTTTCAACCTATGCGTTTGTTGGATTTTTTACACCTTCGTCAAGTAGTTGTTGTTTTGCTATATGTCTATAATAGTTTGCTATAGGAGAGCCAACCCATCCAGGAGTATTTTTGCTGGCTACATTTGTAAGATCTTTATATGTATAACCTGTATAATCATAATTCTTATCATAAGGCATACCAAAACTTACAACATCATCTTTTGTTAAAGCATGAGGAGTTCTGTTATTAAACCAATTTTCTGTAGCTGCTTTAAGTGTTGTAAATTCAGATGGAGACTGTCTGGTCCACATGCCATCTTTAAGAGTATCCCAGTTTTCTATAGATTTTCCTCCATTTACATACTTCTCAAAGTCGTCGTTATATTTATTCTAAGCCTCCAACATTGCTCTATTTTTTAGATACTCCTATGCAATCCTAGATCCCATTTTAAGCTTATTAACATCTCCAGTTGGAATATTATTTATCCACCTACTTATAACAGCTCTACCTTCTGCAGATCTTAACGGATCTATACCTTTATCATATAAATTATTTATAACGTCTCTAGATCCATTTATAATATTTTTATTATACCAATCCATATCTTTTTGAATTGGACTATAAAAATCTCCATAATCTTTTTGGAATTCTTTCATCTGCTATTGACCTTTTTCATACATATCTCTTGCAGCGTTTATAGACGCAAGCATTATTTGAGAATCGTATAAGTCTTTAACTGGTAATTGAATCCACTAATCTCTTGAATATACCATAATTATTAAAACATATTATTCCACTTATGATAACTTATAGGTGGCATCTGTGTAAAGTTAGTAATATAATTTGCTGGAGTATATGTATACCCTTCAACATTTGTAGTTGGATAACCATAAGTTCTTACAGGAGTTATAAGTGCATTATTATTGCGTAATTTTATAGTCCCAGGGTTAGGAATATCATATATACTTTTTATAATAGACGGTTGTGTAATTTTACCAACAACTGGCTAAGTTGGAACTATTAGATCGGTAGATTCTTTATTATCTTTATTGTAATAATTTTTCATAGCCTCTCTTTCCATATCTATTTTCTGTTGATACAATCCCAACATTCCATTTCCAGTCTTTCTCTTATACTCATTAGCAGCATATTGCTGTATGTAATCTAAGAAGTTTCTAAGACCCATTTGCATACCCTATTGTCTTGCAGCGTGAGCTTGAGAAGCATATTCTGTATTATACTGATTAGCTTGCTGTCTACGCTGTGCAGTCTGACTACCTAAATTAGCAGCCATCTCAGCCCATCTACTTCTATACTGGTTATTCATCTCCTATGCCTTTTGTATAGTATCAGCTATATTTTGCTGTGTAGCACTACCAGCAGCAACGTTTGCTAAATACTTCTAAGCTCCACTTAAACCTCCAGCTCTATTGGTATTATATCTATTCATGCTATCTTGGTCGTAAATCTTCTACATTGCTCTGTAAGGATTTACTCTAAGCTTAGCCATTTCATTTAACGCTGCTTGTTCATATGGATTGCCAGCATAAATATCTGGAGTGTGTATAGATTGGTTTTTAGCATTGAAATACTAACCAACACTTGACAACATGCCAATTCCCATAGGAACTGCATTGCTCATCCAGCTTGCTGGTTCTATGTAACCATAATTTGATCCGTTATAACCTCCTTTAAATCCAGGTAAATTTCCTTCTGTGTACATTTGTCCCTATTGTTGATGTTGCATAGCCTGTTGGTTAGATAAATCTTTTAACTTATCAACTATTGGCTATTTAATTTTATTAACTTGTTCCTACTGAAATTTATCACTATCCTAACCAAGTCTACCTCTTAGCTTGTTTAGCTTATCGTTAGTACGATTTTCGTATTTCTTATTTATCTTCTCTAAAGCTAACGTATATGGCATTGATTGATCTTTGAATGTCATTCCGTTTCTCCAGTCTATATCCTATCCAAGAACTATTGTGTTATTCTATAAGTTAGCAAGGTTTGTATCCCGTCCTGGAACTCCAGTCTTCACAACGTGCCCAGTTGTATTACTAACGTCATTTATGTTGTCTATAATACTTTCACCAGCAGCTACTCTTGCGTTAGGATTAACATCTGTCTTTCCTAAAGATGTCAACACTTTACCACTTGAAATGTTTTCAGATCCTTTATAACCAGCATCTTTTCCACGCTTAGCGTATAAAACGTCATCTTGAGTGGTACCGTTTTCATTATAATACTGATTAGCTATATAGTCAGACTGAGCAGAAGATTGGTTGTAGTTGTTTATATTAATACCTCTAACTCTTGCTTCCTCAAGACGTCTCTCCATTCTTCTTTTTCTACTCTTTGCTCCAAATAGTCCAGTAACCAAACCTCCAACTGCACCAACAACTGCACCTATTCCACTTCCAATAGGACCAGCTACAGAACCAATAGACGAACCTAACGCTGCTCCAGAACCAATAGACTTCATAGTATTAGCCTAACCTTCTTTTCTAATTTCAGTTCTTTGAGCGTCATAATCAATATCATTTAACTTTTGATAGCCGTAACCAATTCCATTAGAAAAAGAATACCCAGTTTCATCTAATATATTACCAGCGCTCTTAACGCCTCCAAAAGAGTTTGCTACAGATCCACCAAACGCTAATCCAGCTGAAAGTATATTAGATGCATTTCCTGCAAGCCTGCTTCCAAAGCTTGGGCTTTGGCTAATTGGCATCCTGTAATTTTCTAATCCAGTTGGTCTTTTTATACTACCAGGAATGCCAACTTGGTATGCTAAATTAGAATTCTGCCAAAATGGAGTATAATCTCCTGGAGGCGGAGCCATTCCATTTGTACCAGTAATAAAACCTGGAAGATATTTATAATTTATTCTTTTGTTTCTTAACTCCATAATGCTCTAAATTTAGTTGTTATATAATGTAATTGCATGTTGTCATATAAAGCTTCGCCACCAACATTGCAATATACTGCTTTTCCTCTTAATCTACCACCATATTGCTATCTTAAATCATATGGATAATTCATTCTTGGAATTGCATATCTATAATCGTAATATCTATTTGATATATCTTTGCCTGGCTCTACAAAATATGTACTCTACTTTATTTCATCGCCATCATAAACGTGATATGATGCTTTAAATTGTTTCGCCATACCTTCTGTAGCTCCAAATCTAACATTATCAAACACTTTTACAAAATTAGGTTGAGCGTTTATAATATAAGAAAGGCTAAACTTCATTTTAACTTCATCACGCATATGACCAGTTCCACTTAAAGATACTATATTCTTGCGTATTCCGACATTATCTGCTATAAATGTATCATATTTACCAGTTATACTATCACAACGACCATCGTACGTATATCTTGATGTAAATAATTGCTGTAATTCATTAAATACAAACACTCCTTCTTTTGAAGTAAAATACACTTCATTATATCTTGGATCTGTTAATACTTTATATCTCTTAATCTATGAGATACCATTAATCCTATATTCTTCAGATACTGCGGTATTTATATTTTTAGTAATTGATATTTGTTTATAATCACCTCCTCCGTTGTACTAACAAAATACAGTATTAAAAGCATCTATCCAATAAAGAGATTGTGTTGTAATAGCATATGAAAATACATTATCCTCAAGTCCAGATGTTGTAGATATATAATCATATCTACTTAATAATCCTCCAGATCCTAATAAAATTTCATGATTGTTGTTATCAGTAACAGCTGTTCTTTCATTAATAGAGAATGCTCCAAATGATTTTTCTTGCCAGAATAAAAGATTATTTTTAAACCTCTTAAGTCCAGTTATCTTTCCATAATTAGGATCTACATCTATATAGTTTGCAGCTTTGAAGTTCTACCATGAATCTTCTAACTCTCCATTCTCTTTCTTATCAGAATATCTACATCTAAAGTTATATGTTTGTTTATCTTTAGTATCATAAGATATTGTAGAGAACTTCTAATCTATAGACTTTGTTATACTATATGCGCTATTGTATTCGTATTGCGGAGTTTCTTGTTTAAATATATTGTCTACATTTCCAGGGTTTTCCTAAATCCAAGACACATTAGAATTTTCTATATTTTTACTAAATCTATAACCATGATCGATATACATGTTTATAGAACTCTCTACTGGTATAGCATACTGTACATTCATTGTACTAAGTATGCCTATAGCTTTATTTGATACCTTGTGTGCTGATGTATATTCAAATGGACCTATGTATGTATCTCCATTAAATACCTATATTATATTATTCTATTTATTATTAAACTATTTAATATCAGAATAACTATAATAAACACTATTATCTTTTGCTAATCTTGAAAATCCACCATACGGAACAACAGTTCTTGTTATATTGCAAAGAACGGTTCCAAACATACTTGATTTTAAAAAGCTCTACTCATTATCTTCGTCATCTATATAAGCTCTTTTAAACTTTTTATCAAGTCCAGACATATAGTTTTTATTAACAGTATAACTTTCATTAGAACCTTTTGTCATTATTGAAATATTATCAGTTCCAATTGTCTCTGTTAATAATCTATTGTTTGTTGTAATTTCATTCTTAAGCTCTTTGTCTATTGTTAACAACAACGAAGTTCCAGCTAATGCATATGGCTTAACTTTCTTAAGCGTCAGCTATTCGGTTTTTACTATAGACATTGGCTCCTCGTCATACATACCATAACAAACAACATTACAAAATCCATATTCTCCAATTGTGTTTACTTTGTCAGAAAACTTCTATGTATGCTTGTCGTTTTTAATTTCAAATAAATCATTCCATTTTAAAGAGTCTGTAATCTATTTTCCATTTATACCATATTGGTTATAGATATTATGCTTTTTAACTTTATATCCAATTTTAGTTCCATTATCGTCTATCCAGTTGTTATATGGATTACTTTTATCACAGTCTCCAACTAAAACATCATCTGACTAACAGTATAACTTAAAGTACTAATACTTTACATTCATTGCAGATTGAAACGAATCATATGACTTATAATTACTATCAGGAGGAGTTGCGTCTTGATATGTAGCAGAATCAACGGCTCCGTCATCCAAGTTTCCTATCTATAACTAATGAGCTGAAAATGCATTGAAAGCAAAATGAAATATATTTAAGTTATTAAACAATTCTGTATTCTTACTTCTTAAGTTTACTGATGGTATAGGATCATGCATTAATGACGAAAATCCATCTTTGTATTTATCATTACCAGAACCACATATAAAATTAGTTTGATTTAATGATATGTATTCTATTTCGTTTTTTATTTTTCCAGTTATATTCTAAAATACAGTCTTATTAACACTATTGTTACTAAACAAGTACTTTAACATATTTAACTTAACGTCAGATTTGTTTATAAGATCTAAAGTTGAAGTCTTAAAATATGACACTTCTGGAGACACGAACTAAAATAAGCTTTCATTTGTAAAATTATCAACACGATTTCCATGATCCCATGGATCACCTGAAGTTCTATTACGCTGAATATATTCTAATATGTTTAATCTATTTATAGTTAAGAAACCATTAGGAGTATAGTGTTGTAGCTTATTAACTGTTTTATCTTTAAACCTCTTTATTACTGGTCTTGATAAAACGCCTTGTGCTACAACTTTCATATCATCAGCACCCCTATTACATCTTACTATCTCATACGAATATATATTATCGTTATTAATGTCGTGTATGTTAAACTCTACACCAAGAGGCAATACAGAAAGCTCTCTTCCTTCTAATCCGTTCATAAAAGAATAAAAACCTTTGGCGCTTATATCAGGAACTACTACATCTGTTATCCATTTTACTGGACTGGAAACACCTTCTTTATCCGTGAATATTATACCAAATCTATAAGTTTCTCCACGTCTTAAAGATACAAGATTGCTTGCTACCATAGGGTTTCCATATGTTTGATTATTTGCTGGAGTACTAATTAATTTTCCAGCATGCTCAAGCGTTCCGTCATGTCTTATATAATACTTGTCTATATCAACAGTTCCAGAACCTTTACCATCTTGATCTATATATCGTTTAAAACTACCGTACTACCCTTCATTAACATGTCCATAATCAGCTGGTATTATAGTTGTTATAAACCTCCAATCTATATGCTTCCCAGACCCTCCATAATAACAAACACCGTCATGCTATTTTGTAAACTAACAGTTTTGCGTTCCTGCTGGAACTATATATCCAGGTGTTATTTGGTTAGATGGATTCCAACAGTCTTTTATAGATGTTAACTCATCAAATTTCTTCCACTCATCTTTTTTCAACTCATCAATGTGAATTTCTTGACTGAAGAATGCATCATTTAAGTTTGTAACATATGTATACCCATCTACGCTAAATGACAATGATACAGTATTTATGTTATCAAACTTTTTATTTGTTTGTCTATATTCTTTTATCTAAGCTGCAAATAAATAATCATCTTTAGACTCTATAACCTTTGGAATCATATACAGTCCAGACTTAGAATTAAAATTTTCAACAGATACTTTTGATATTGAATTGTTAGTTATATCGTTATAATAAAAATATTTTTCAGCAGCGTCGTCATGACCACCTTCTTCATTTGTAACTATATCTCCATCATAAATAATATCTATTTCTGGAAGCTCTGCGTTTTCTTGATAATACAATCTATATATCTTTATAAGATCGTAACTCTTCTTATTAGGTATCTAAATCTTTAATTTAAAACCAATGTTTGTGTTTTTGCCTTTTGCAGCACCAATGAAAGAGTGTCCAGAGTTTTTAGAATTTACAACATTTATCTATTTTGACAATGGAGATAACGCAGTTTGTTGTTTATATTTAGAATACATCTAAAATGCATACTAAACTTTTCCAGCCTTTAAAGAACCTTCTATAATATCTGTGATAACTGGAGGTAGAAACTATTCGTGCTAATTAGTTAGTACATTTTTAATTGTAGTCAATGATTTATCATTAAGAACGTCCATTATTATTATCTAATGTATACCATCAGCTATGTATAACTTTATGTTATCTTCTCCTTCTTTTCTACCAACAATACTAAGTCTTTGTCTTTCCCTCTTTTTTTTCTTTTCATCAGATCCGTATATATCCCAATCTTCACATGGTCCAAATATAAGCTTTATATCTTCATTTGTAACATTTTCTTTTTCTATTGGAAATCTATATACGCGTATTTTACTCTTCTCATCTTCTGTAAATTCTTCTGTAAAGAATATACCATATTGTCCTACTTGTGAAGTTTCTATAATATCTTCACCTAATTCAGTCTTATAGATATTTTTTAATCCGTCTATAACCTTAAGAGAACCTGTAGCACTTTCTTTATTGTTTACATATCTAAGATTCAATGCATTTCTATACTGATCATTACCTAATACATGATCGGCAGCATCAGTGTTCATTCCTCCAGAAAATGTATTTGTCTATTCGTTTTGTATTTTATTAGAATCCATTGTAATAATCATTATATGTTAACTATTCTTTACCAGTATATTTAAAGAATGTATCATCACCATCCCAATCTGGTATAAGCTTATTCCAGTCGTTCTTTATATTCTGCATATCATCAGCAGTTGGCATCATGGCTTCAGCATAAGCTTGATTTCTATAAAAGTTCCATTGCTACTGTATATAGTTATAAATAGTTATATTAGCACTCTTTAATTTACCTCCAAGCTATCCTTTTAAGAATTTAGGAAAGCTAAGCTTCATGTTTACATACCAATAAATAGCTTCTTGATATGAAGTTAAATCTGGTATAAGTGGGTAGCCTCTTTCATCTGTAGCTATTGCTTTGTAAGACAGCTTAACAAAACCATCTTTTCTATTAAATACCATCCAACCTGGCTTTATAAAGTATTCTGGTTTATCTTGATAATCATGTGTATAAAGTAAATCAGAAAAACCATTAGTATGAGGTCTATTTATCTAAGCCTATACAGTTGGATATTTATTCTACATATATGGTAATTGGCTCTATTGCTATTCTTCTATAGTCATATTAGACTAACTATCATCCAAGACTACAACTTTATGCTAATTGTTATGTGTGCTTGGAGACTTAAATATAGACGTTTGTGTGCTACATGGAACCCATCCTCCTTCTTTTGAGTTGGAATAAGCCACACCGTCTAAATGCACTAAGTCTGAAGGTAACGGTATCTAACAATCCTGTATCTTAAACACAGGAACTCCGTCAACTCCAGACTGTCTGCTGATATACTGCATAGGTGCACCAATCTTATCTATGGCTTCAAAGATCCATTCTCTAATATCGCTTGTCCTCTATCTTGTTTCAGAAGAATCTAAATCAGCCATTATCTTAGCTATGACTGATTCACATTTTGTATACTTGTATATCATTTATATTTATATAATCTGTTTTATTGAAAATAAGCTTAGCCAATCTCCTTTTATTAGCTCTAACTAAGCTTAATTGGTATTTATATCTATCTGGAAACGTCTGAGGTATCTTTGACCAGTGTAGTCTAAACTTATACCCGTCAGAGTGTTCGTTTAAATGGTATATACGCTTACCTAACTCTTTACTAAATTTATAATCTACAGATAATGATTTATCTGTGTAAGACTTAGGTTTATATTTACCAACTTGTATATAACCTAACCCAAAAGGCATTTTAAAGCCGTCTGAGCCGTCTAATACATGTTTTAGTATAATATTACACATAGAGTCTAATATGCGCTTATACGCAACATATGATAGCTCTATAGGCAAATCTTTATACATGTCTACGAATGTTATAGATTTCTTATTCTTCATCATCCTGTGGACCATGTGGTTTAACGCTGGCCAATGTAGAGTTATTACTATCATCACTTGGCCTACCTAACATAAATGGAAGTTCCTTGGTCATTATCATTTCCTTGATAGGAGGTAACATCCATGCAGGTATTTTAATATCATCTTCGCTTGGAGTATCCCAATTGTCATCAATTTCATCTTCGTAAATAGCTAAGACCCAAATATTCCTAAGTTTATTTAAATCTTGATCACCTTGTACGAATATATACCCATCTTTATAATAGGCTGTAAGTTCGTGTCCAGTGTATTTACGGAAATAGTTATAATGTCTACGAATATGATTCATATATTGTATATTTTCACCCATCTAATCATGAACTGCTAATATACTATCTTCATCATTGTTGTATATACCTTCCAGTTTACTCTTAGTCTTCTTTGTAAATATTGGATACTTATCTAAAGACTTAACATCCTCTAACTCAAGAGGACCAGTTTCCTTCTTATAAATATCATCTGAAGCCTATATAAGATCATCTATAGTTTCTGACTAAGCTTTGATCTTATCTAACCTCTGCTTAGTAAAGAACTTCTTATACTCCTTTACCCAGTTTCTTATCTATTCTCTTGATAGGTCTTCACTTTCACTTATATTGTTATTACGAACCAGAAGTAATATATCATCTACAAACTATCTTAATGTTATATATGTCATATCACTTATCTATTGCTTCTATTACTCTAACATCTGAAGTCTTTATAATATCATTAGTATTTACTATCTAATACTTATACATATCAACTTTCTTGAAGTCTAAAGTAAATAGACGTTTAATAAAGCTTTTCTTATTCTTATACTATCTATGTTTGTAAACATACAGGAACTATTGATTCTTAATATCTAAGTTAACACTTACTGTATCTTTACCTATAGTATAGTCTATTTTTGTTAGAGGGTTTATTTGTATAGTATCTTTATATACTGTATCTCTTTGTATAGTTTTAATTATATCCTACCCCCTTACCCCCTTACTTGCTGTAACGTATATAGTCTACGTTTGAGTTGCGGTTGTTCTTATAACCTTTGGTTTAAGCTTTAACTACTCTCTTACACTATCTATCTTTTGTATAAGACTATCATTAATATTTCGCAGCTAAGACATATCCAGCTTTAAAACATTATTAGCCTATTGGGAACCATTTAAGATACCCTAATAGGCTTCAATGTTATTCTGAGCCATTTCTAAGCTCTTAGAGAGCCTTTTGTTCTGTTTGTATATATTTATACTAAACACAACTAAAAGGCCCACCAAGAGGCTTAAAAGTGCCTTAAACGCGATCTTTTTGTGACTTATTAGCCAACTTAATATCATCGCACTATTCATCTGTTGCCAAATTATTATTTGTTAATATTGAGCGTATTTCGCCGAACTTTGAGTTCATGTATGCAGACACACCGAATATACTTCCAGCATAAACGAATGTTTGCGCAATATACCATAAGATACTATCCTCAATATTGTGCTTATTGAGGAAGAACGATAAAAACGCCAGACTTATACCACTTAAAATTGATAAACTTGCTGACGTGTACTGTACTATATCTTTATTATGTCTTGTCATTTTATCTCAATCTCCACTTTTCCTTTTTGACAAGCATTTTTTATAATCGGGTATAATTTATTAACAAACTCTTTTGAGTTTATAACTTTTCCTGCAATCTTATTCTACCCAAGTAGTATACATCCTTCTGTATCTTCATGCGTATTTCCTGCGTGAATTAACACACCTGCGAATGATTTAACATTTAATAACCTTGGAGTGTATCTTTTAAATCTTGGGGAATAAGCCCACACAACTTCATATTTACCATATGGAATTGCGGTTCTTCCATGTATCTTTGTCTCTCCGTTATCAAAAACGCCATTCTTGTTAATATCTCTAACTTTATCTTCAAGTGTATCACAAAAGTATACACCATCTACATAAAGCTTTCCTATTGTGTACGTATCACGTAAAGCGACACGCGTTAATTCTAATTTCATAGTTTTATAAATTAATCTGAATAACCAGGACCGTTTACATCATCAATATCCCAATTAGTTTCATAACGCCCATTAAACTAATTAATTACAGAATAACCATCTTTATCTACAGTAAAAGAATAAATACCATTACTATTTGGACCACATTGACTTGTAACGTCTTTTCCGTTTAATTTTATAATTATAGAACTTAGCGGTGAATTAGATTCTCTGTTTATTATACTATAGATGCTATCATTCTGAAATAGTTTAACATCTTTTACTATTCTTTCGTAACTAACATTATCTTGTTTCCTCGATTCGTCAATTTCTACCACTTTATGATAACCATTTGGTGCTTTACTTTTATATTTAGCTAAAACTCTTTTACTCTCAAATTTATATCCATCATATTCTATGGCTTCTCCAGACTAAAGATCTTCTTCGTTGTTTTTATACTCATCAACAATCTCAAACTAAACACCTTTATTGATTGTGAAGGTTCTAAGATTATTTGAACCCCAACCTGGCTGATATACAGTAATAACAACTAATACTATATACTAACCAAAGTTTCTTTGATCCTATGCTGGGAAGTACATCTCAATCTGCTTAGAACCACTTATAACTCTTGATGCTGCAAGATATTTATCTGGAACAATCTTAAACTGCTTAGATCTTACACCAAAGCCGTTGTATGCTGGAAAATATCTATAGTCATCAATAGGTCCAAACATTCCTGATGTATACACCTCTTGATTATATGGAAGCCAATTATACATATGACATCTTGTATATACCAAATCATAATCAGTTGGGCTATAGTACTAAGGATAGCCATAATTATCTAAGTCTATATACTAAATGTCTTCTTTTCTAATAACATAACATCTAAGCTGCTTAATAGATGTAGCATCGTAATCAGATAGCTCATCTAACGTAAACTATAGACGTACGTCAGTTCCCATTATTACTTGTTTCATATTTATATAAAATAAAAAAGCTGAGATCGGGCTGTATGCCCAACCCCAGCTTAGTTGTTTTTAATATTAATTATTATGCAAAGAAAGTACCAAATGCTGTATCAAGAGCTGCACCCTGACCCTTCTTTGGATAAATCTCAATTGACTGCTTTGTAAGTCTATGGAGATCATCAGCTGTACGATACATGTTCTCGAACAAGATTGTAACTGCATCATATTCACCATTAAGCTTTGTATCCATCTTAGGAAGATCGAATGAACGATAATCTTCAAAGCCACGGTTGATGATACCATTATAACCCATAGCTGACTCTTCACGATCACGTACATACTTAGGAGAAGCTGTATAGATCTTACCAGGAGTCTTAGTAATAACTACACCTGGCAATGGGAACTTATGGGTTGAACCAATATTTACAATGCCAGCCTCATCATTAAATGAGATCCATGTAGAAACTGCAAAACGTACAGTAGCTGCAGGACTTAATGCTGGAACTGAATCGTCATCGTCATAAGGAAGAGCTTCAAGTGTAAGCTTACCAGCAGCAGCTGCTACGCTAACTCTTGCTCTCTTGTAATCCTTCTTGATAAGAGCTGCAATACCTTCAGCTACCTTCTCTGGAGTATCATCTACCTTAGTTATATACTCATAAGACTCAGTCCACTTGCGGAAACGTGTATTCATATCCTTATAGATAATACGGAATACAACGCTGTGACCACCAGCTGCAATCTTAGTCTTAACTGGATCTTTAAGGCCAGTAAAGTTAACTTCAACTTTCTCTTGAGTATCTGCTGCCCAATTTGTAAACTGAGCGCTCTTAACAGCACTCTTCTGAATTGGATTAGACCAGTCGATTACTGGAGTGTACTTAACACTACCGTCACGACCAACGATTGTAGATACAGCGCTTGTAATCTTACCAATCTTGATAGCTGTAGCTGTTGCTGGAACAGTTGCTACTGCTGTAGCAGGAGCTGCCATGTCAACAATTACGATCTTACCAACATTCTCAATTTCTGACTTCTTATCTTTTGCGAGAGCACTAATCTCGCCAGTGTACAATACTGCGTCTTCGTTACTTACAAAAACGTCATTTACAAATGTAATCATATCTTTATATTTTATTAATTTTTTCTACTCACCTCACACGCTAATTTAATAGCAAAGGCTTTCCACGTTAAAATTATTCTTGTGTCATAACCTCCTGAGTTATACTATTATAGCGAGGATTACCAGTATTCTCAAGGTACATCTATGCAGCTATTTTAATAATCTCTGGAATTGTTATGTTATCAAAATCCATATACTCTTCAAATGGATTTGATAGTGTTATTTTGTTAGGAGTACGTAAATAACCTAATACATACTCTTTTATTTTGTAGTTCTTATCTGTAAGTAGATAACAACCTTTATCTGTGCAGACTCTTAAAGGTCTTGCTTCACCATACTTATAATGAAAATCTGTAAGGCTGTTTGTAACCCTATACATGAAACTATCAGATGTACATTCAAAGATACTTGCACTATAAGGATTACCTCCTTTATTATTAGTTATAATAGCATCTTCATTTAATGCAAATAGAAAATCATCTGGATAGTTTTCTACAGTATATTTATCATACTTTGGGTTATTATCATCTATAATGAACTATGTATATTTTGTAGTTTTATATAGATTAATCAAATCGTTCCTACGTTTCTCATTTTGTTCATATGATGTCTTATGAACTTGATCTGTGTTAAATCTTAATTTAACAAATTTATCTACAGCCTAATTTAGCCAAAACAAAGAATCAGATGTAAGAGGTTTCTCAACTTGATTAATAACACCTATCTCTGTTTCAAATGCTTCAAGTATATCTATATATTTCATTGATTATCCTCCTACTATTGTTGTCTTGCATTATTCTACTGATCCTATAGCTAAGACTTAGCTTTTCTCTTCAAACTCTCTAATGTTACTCCGAACTTATAATTATAAATATATAAATCAACAGCACCTTTTACTATATCCCAAAAGCAAGATGGTGATAATTCACAATTACTTCCGTATTTTAGTATAGTGAAATCATCTAACCGTTTATAATAAATAACAGTTACATCTTTTATAACAGTATATTTATCTTTTATTATAGTAAGAAAAGTTTCACCTGTGTGTTTTTTATTTTCAAAAAGAACCAATGGATTTCTTAAAATAAAACCATCATTAAAATCATTGTTAATCTTCTCAGAATCCTTATACTCAGAAAATACATTATTCTCAATAGTTACTGTCTTTAAATTCTATTCATCTCCAGTAAGATTCTAACCATTTTCTCTAAATTTATATGTAGAAAGACAATTAGAATAACTTCTTATATACATATAATAATCTTCTGGAAATTCAAATGTAACAGAGTTTATTTGCTTTGATATATAATTACCATGTTCTCTATTAGCTACTCCTTCTCTTATAAGATCTTTTATTTTATCCTATAGTAATGCAGCGACATCTCTATCTTTAGTAATTATTAATTGCTTTATAATATCATCAAAATACTATTTTGCATACTCACTAAGAAATGCATAAATAGTTTCTGTATCTGGCTTATTCTCAACCTCAAATGAAGGATCTATTTCAATAAGCCTACGCTCAAACTCAATTCCGAGCTAAACTGTTTCTTCGTTCGTCATGATTCTAATCCTCTCAATTGTGCTTTAGTTTGCATTCTTGGAGATTCGACAATCTCTGTACTCATAATTAAAGCAAGGTTAATTAATTCTTCAGCCATACTATCAGATAACTCAAACTCTATATCAGTTTGCTAAGATAGCCTTTTATTTTTATCAGTAAACTTCTAAGGATATTTTATATATGTATATATAAAATCTATAGGGTATCCTCTATCAACAGAATAGTTAACAATATCACCTTTTATTAATATTATTTTATTGTTCTATACACAATATATTGCACTTCTTGACCATGGTTTATTCCTAACAGTAGGAATAAATTTATACATATATTTAGATTGTATTTGTTTTGCAGGTTCATATCCACCCTAAAGATTTGAAATGACAGCATGTATTATATACATCACTTCATTTTTATCAAACTCATGAACTGTTAAATCAAGATTGTTATTATTATGATTAATAAAAGGTATAACTCCGTTCTATACTAAAGGTTGTAAATCCTCAACTGCTTTTTCATCACCCTCAAACGGCACTCTCCTCATATTGTTTCCTGTAAATTTTTGAGCTATTAAAGCTAAGTAGGCCTTGTCGAGTAATGTAGCAATCTCGTATTCAGTTAACGACGGATATGACGTGGTGACATTCTCCTTGTCATATTCGATCATAAACTTTTCGTATATATCTGCGTGCGTCATACGTCGTTTAATTTTAATTACTTATTATTTGTTTCGTTTATAATAACAAGCTTCAAGTCTTGATTTTTCTTATTATCTAAGTATGCTATAGCTTCCTGTAAAGAAGTAGCAATCAGATCTGTTCCGTAATAATAATTTGTCTTATCCTTACGAATAACACCCTTTGCAACTGCTTCTTCAATAATAAACTCAGTATCCTTTGATTTATTGTCAACCCACTTGTCAAAGAACTTCTTAGGGTTCTTATCAACCATTGTAAACAATGTAGACTCTACAAGTTCGTTAGAAAGATCATCTGACTTAACACCAAACAATCTAAGACACTTGCGCATGTTGTCAAGTGACAACTTATCAAACTCACGGATAGCATCTCTACGTAACTTATTAAGCTTATTTTGTTCAACAGCCTCAGCCTGACGATTAATCAAGATATAATCTTTACCAGCATCAAGCTTATCAAGTGATGTAGCAACTCTCTTATGACCCTCAAGGAACTTAATAATCATAGCCTGACGAGGAATAGAGTCGTCTAACAATAATGGCTTAGCGCCAATCTTTACACAGAATGTAGTCCAGAAATCACTATTACGTGATAAATGACCTTCATCGTAACCTAAAGCTTTTTCAAAATTCTTTTCGTCTTCTGGAGTAAGTCCAGTGTATATCGAGCCAGACCTTGTAAAATAAGGGGCGATATAATCAAAACATCTGCTGTACTTTAACAAGCCAGCCCATGGATTCTTTTTCTTAATTCTTAATTCAACTACCATAATATATTTAATTAGTTCTCCATATATGATATATGTTAGGGCGTAACTCAATCAAGCGATACACCCTAATATATATTATATAGATTCATTTATTTTAATTACGCCTGCTTGTACTCTGAATCATCAGCATCGCAGTAAAGTACGCCACATGCAAGTGGGTTACGTACCATAATACCCTCTTCACCGAGGAAGTGTACCTGATAACCATCACGGCTATTAGAACGAAGTGTGTTAATTGAGTTACCGTAACCAGATGGGAGTACAGAACCACCAGTACACCACTGTACGAACTCACGACCCTTACGACAAACCTTAACGATGTTTGCCTGGCCATCACGCATACCAAGGTCGAGGAACAAGAATGTGTAAGACATCAATGGCTTACCTGACAGTGGATGTAACTGACGGAACATTTCCATATTGTCAAAGAGAGCACACTTCTTAAGAGTAAGCTCAATACCATTAGTCATCTTGTAAGTTGTGAACTGACCACCAAGAGACAACTCCTGACCATTGCCAGTGATAAACTTAGTGTCGATCAACTGCATGTTAGCTACCTTTTCCTTGAGGATGCGGTCGAACTCGCGCATACCCATCTCACCAGTCAATGCAATAAACTTACGCTCGTTTGTACCAAGCATGTTGTAGCAAAGATCGAAGAGATAATCCTCGAGCAACTCAGTTGTAAGAGTTGTGTAGTAACGTGTGTTAGCTGGGCTAATCTGCTCGAACAAACCTGCTGATATTGCAACCATTTGTGTTCATTTAGAATCGCTACTTCTAAATCGGAAGAAATTTATTTTCCCAGCATATTCTTCCAGCTACATATTTCTATGTAGATCAGACCATATCAAAGTCCATTGTGGATATTTATCACAATTAGGACTGTTTCCATTTCGGGTAGCTTTACCCTACTCCTCCGCCGAGGATGGTCGTTGAACTTTCTTGAATAATTCTCTTTCTATAATCCAACCTTCAAAAATTCCACTGCTTACTGGTGTTCCAGTATTAGCTTTAGTAGTAAGTGTTGAATTATATAAATTAGCTCCAAAATATTTACAAGCCTTTACAGAGTTATCAAACTCTAATATTTCTCCAGTATTTGGATTTATGAATTTATATTTATACCAATTTCTTTTACCAAGTTTTATAGAATGTTGTGTATTTTCTTTAGGTGTTACCCATCTTAAATTGTTAACATTATTGTTAACTCTATTGCTATCTATATGATCAACTTGTGTTTTATTAACATCATTATTTGGTATAAATGCCATTGCAACTAATCTATGAACCATAAATTTCTTATTTTTTTCACCAAAGTTAACTTTAACTCTCATGTATCCACCTTTTGAATAATATGGTTTTAAGTACCCATTTAAATACTCTGACCATATTCTTCCATCATTTGTAACTTTGTATTTAGATTCATAGCCATCTAAATATATTGGAAATGGCTTTAGAATTATATCAAGCTTAGCTGCTGATTGTCTATTTGTATTTGTACTCATATTACATTTATATAAACTTAATTATAATTATATTTAGAGTTCCCAGCAATTAGAAAACTTAAACGCATAAGAATTACTTCTTATGTGCCCATTTTATTAAACTGATAATTTTTAATAGTTTAGGACGTCCGTTTGTACCCTTATTAGAGTATGTACCATCAGCGTTACGGTTAGACTTAGCAAAGAGCAACTGATACTCCTCACGCTTCTTCCACTCACGAAGAGCCAACCAATACTGGTAGTCAGACCAGAGGTAAGACTTCTTACCTGTCTCAGGATCTGTCAAAGCGATAGCCAATACTGTAGAGTAAGCATCACCAGTAATATCGTAAGAAAGACGCATTGTCATCAAGTTGTTCTTCATCTTGAATGGAGTCTGATAGTTCAGAATATCAGCCTCATCTGAATACTCTTCGTATGCAGAACCGATACGGCTTACCTGACGACCTGGGAGAAGATACTCACCTGGAATATATGCACCAGAACCAGCATCTGCTACGTAACACTCATAAACCCAAGCGCTACCATCCTGATATGGAGTACCAGAAATACGAACCTGGAAACGATAGTTGTCGAATGACAAGATTGCACCAGGACCGAAGTAACGCTCTTCAAGACCGAGGTAGATTGGAGAGTTACCAATACCAGCAGTAGTCTGTGCTGCATTACCTGCATCAATTACCTGACCGTTATACTTAGCGTAACGAATATTAACAGCGTGATCCTGATCGATCTGAACAGCCCACTCATATTCGCGATTCTCGATAGTCATAGTCTTACCAAGACCACCAGTAATCATATCAATAGTAGTTGAAACACCATCATCCTTTGTACCGAATACAAGAGACAAGATACCAGCAACCTCATGAGGCTTTGTAAGCAAAGCATTAGAAATCATGTTTTCGTCTACAAGATCAGAGAATCTCTTACCTCTGTACAACTGTAGACCATTAAGTAAAGTATTATTCATAAGTTATTATATAATTTAATTTATCTTAAAATAGACCACTTACTAATTCAGCAGCACTCTTCTGTTTCTGTTGTGTATTATATGTGCTGTGATTCTTTGAAGTGTTCCTAAGTATTTTTCTAAGTTTTTCTGCAGCGGATGTTTCACCATCTCTCTTAGCTCCAGATACTAAAGAATCGCCCTTCATTGTAAAGTATGCAGATTCGATTAGGTTCTTTGAGAGATTCTTATTAAAGTCTCTCTGATACTGTGATACGCCATCTTGATCAACCTTGAAGATATACTCGTATAATGCAGCTCTATCTTCCTTTGGAATAGAAATACCTCTAATTGTACTCAGATTGTTAATATCATTTTGAACACTCTGGAAGAACTGTCTATTCTGCTCCTCCTGTTGCTTAGCGTATTCCTCTTGCTGCTTACGATTCTCTTCAATCTCATTCTAACGAATAATCTTCAATCGTTCAAGTGCGTCCTCTGATTCATCGTAAAGCATATCAGCGTCTTCATATCTACTAATCTTATTATTAATCTGCTCGTCAGAATAACCATTATGTTTAAGTAATTCTCTAATTACAGCTTTTTGGTTATCCTCGTTCTCCAGATCTAAGTTTTCAAAAGATAATGTGTCCTGTTGCTTCTGATAAAAGTCTTCAAACTTACCGCCATTCTTAACATATTCGTCAAGCTGTGCGATACGTTCGTCAGCATACTGTGGAACAGAATTATGCTCTACGACTTTACCAAGATACTGAGTAAACTCTTCAACAGTAACAGGCTTATCTTCTTCTTTAAAATCCGCCATATTCCACCCTAAAGATTCGCCAACGGCATCAAATAGAGCAGAAACCTACTGAGCTTCTGTTACATCTTCAGCAGATAACCCAGTATCACCACTATCGTTATCATTAGTAGTGTTATCATCATCTTGATTATCATTAGTTTCTTTCTCCTCTTTAGAGTTATTTAAAATATGCTCAGGGATTTCCGTGTTATCATTACCGACGGTTAAATCATCCCCATCTTTTACATCCTCAGAATCACCTGCTGGCTTATCTGGAGTTTTATTATCATCGTTTACCTCAACAACACTATCTTGTCTTCCCATGTTTGTTACATCTGTGGTTTCTGAAGTTTCACCTCCGTTACCATAAATACTATCAAGCATTGTATCAAGTGCTGATGGTTTATTATCTTTGTTTTCCTTCATAATTATTAATTAATAATTAAATATTATTTTCGCATAACTGCGTATTATTTTATATGTTTTGGTATTATGATTTTAACACCACGATCGCCATTGTTATTCATATACGATCTTGTTCTATTATAGTTAAAATATCTATTTAACTAATCAGCGCTTGGAATATATTTATTATCTCCAACCCACTACCCTCCAATTAATCCTAAAGGGTTATAGTCAGAAACTTTTCCAGAGTATATAGATTCGTTACTAAATGTTGGATGATACATAGTCTTACCGACATCATTAAAATGAGTTCCAGATGGATCTGATAAACTTTTAATAGCCATTTTTCTATTATTATCATAAAATGCTCTATAATTATAAGTATTATCATTTAACATCTAAGTTAATGCCTAATCTTCTGACATATTCCATTCTTTTGACATACGCTATGCAAGTTTATCCATATATGAATAATAATCAGAATCTTTTCCATTCTTAAATCCAGGAGTATTAACAAGTGGCTAATCGTTTAATAACGCACCCATTGTTTGCTCTATTGGAGGCAAATCAATTGAGTGCTGAAAAACAAAAGGGCTACCTTGTGTTTGCGGGGCTTCTACTTCTGGTTCTGGGCCTCTACCAACAGGTGGCAGTATAGCCTATTTAAATGGCTCCTAAGCGTTCATTTCTATAGTTTGAGCCGTTTCCTAAGGTACAACACTTTTAGGCGGCTACACAGCCATTAAATTGGGTTTCTGTTGAACTATAGGCTAACCATAGTGTACTGCTGCAGCTTTCCTAACAGACTACATACCAGCAAGATTTTTTGTATACTGATCAAGAGGGGCTTCAAAATAACCTATACGTTTAAGCTCTTTTGCGTAATCTGCTACAGTATCAGCATTTAAAGCCTTCTTATATTTACCAGCCATATCGTTTAGATAAGCATCTATGAAAGCTTCGTCATTCTTGTATACATTATAACCTTTACCATTATATCCATAACCACCATAGTTGTGGTTATTAATAGCAATATTACTTGTTCCGTATGTGCTTTCAAAAGCCAACTAACTCATAACATTATCATATGTAGACCTCTTTGTGTAGCCTCTCTTAACAAGACCATTATAAACAAGAGGTCCAAGCTTATTAGCAAACGCCTAAAACTTGTTAGGCTATTTGCTACTTGGTTGTTTAATTGGTTTCATAAGCATTACTTTTCACCAGTTACTCTATTCTTTAAAGCTGTAGAAGCTTTAATCTTCTCTCTCTAAAGCGCCGCATCATCCTTTTGCTTCTGTAAAGCCATTTCGTGGTCCATACGCTTCTTTTCTAAGCTTATCTTAGCATCTTCTATCTCACGCTTCTAACGCGCCTCATAACGCTTTAAATAAGCATCCTGATCAATCTTACGTTGCTCTGTAGCATCCTTTGCAATCTCCATAGGATCTGGTATACCATTCATGTTAGCATCCTTATCTTCAGTACCACGATATGCACTAATTTCAGCTACTGCAATCTTAGTCTGATTATCAGCGTCAATCTTATAACGTTCAAGATCCATCTTAGCCTCTTCAAGCATAAGCTCTTGCTGCTTAGCCTCATTCTACATCTGTTGCAATTGCTGTTGCTGTTGAGCCTCAGCTTCTTGCTGTTGCTGCTGCATTTGCTCTTGGCGAGTCTGCATATCCTTAAGCTTCTGCTTAAGTATATTGAAGTTATCATTTGTAAGAATCTCAGCTGCTTCAAGTAAGCTTGCACCATTCTGCATAGCTGGTTGAATAAGCTGTTGTAACTTCTGTATATTTTCTATATCTTTAGAAGTATCACTTACAAATACATCCATATCTTCATAATAGAACTTCTTTGCTATATCTAAGAAAGCTCTTTCGCCATTATCAAATACATATGAAAGTTTTTGTTTACCAGTACCTTCCCAAGCTCCTTTTGCTGTATTAAGAAGCATAGTCATCACGTGTCTCTTACACTAATTATGAACCCAGAATAAAGGCTCTGTAATGTGAGACGACTGAGTTACAGATCTTTCAACATTACCAACAAGTTCAGATGTACTAATAGCACCTTCTCTCTAAGAAGTAATACCAGATATAGTACCAGCTAATAGTTCTATCTTATCCATTAGCTATATGTACTCTGATATAACCTACGACATTGTTAAGTCAAGAGAAGTGATCTGATTAAACGTAGCTGGCTTACCGCCTTCACGACCAGGTACATTCCAACCCTCTTCATAAGGATTAATAAAGTTAACACCTACAGAAGATAGATAATGCATCCACCTATCAGGTGTAATATTCATAGACTTAGGAATCTAGGTAATATCCATATTAATTACCTTTCCTTTGTCTCTTGCTATTGCAAGCTCCAGCCGATACCACAGCACAATATACATATATTGTAATGGTTTTAGTATGCTAACTAAAGACCTTGGCTTACTGTTTGTTGCACTATAAACACAACCACAATAAGGGAGCTTTTGTGAATTTGGATTATCAATACTTACGTGCTGGTATTCAAGTGGCTGTATTCCAAAATATAAATCAGAACCGGCTCTGTATCCTTCCCATACCTCTATAATCCAATCTGGTTCTATAGAAACCTCAGTTCCTACAGGTTTGTATGTTTCATCACATATTGTAACCTAAGGTTCTCCAGCTTCATCAAGAACTGTAACATAGAAGATCTTCTTAAATGATTTCCAACACACATGCCATACATTGATAGAATGTTTATTCTAAAATGCAAAACCATCCTTATCATATATATGCATTGTTATATGATTAAAATCATCAACTGGCCCTTTTTCTGGCATATCACCAATAGGTGTTCCTGATAAGATTTCATTAAGCCTATTAAGATCTTTCTCATCCATCTTATCATTATATCTGTCATATATCTCAGCTACTGGCAATCTCATCTTACGAACACACCAAGAACCATCTTCTATAAATTCCAAGTCTGGACATTTATCATAATCAAAGTCCATAGGATTTACACGCTCTGCGTAAGGTTCGCCATTTTGAACTCCTACGTAGTATACTTCAGTTCCGCTAATCAAACCATCTTTCCAACCTTTTATAAACTCATTATGTAATGAGAGTCTCTCTTTAAGATATTCAAGTGTATGATAAGCGGTATTTTCTACAACATCTTTGTACTCTTTATCCATATACTTAGCTATAGCTTCTGGTGGCATAATCTCACCACTCTACAACTATTGCTAAAACTATTGCTGCTCTTCTGGGCCCATCTTAGATTGTATAGCTGCCATCATATACTACATAAGCATTTCTTTCTCCTTATCTTGTAGTTCTGATACAGCTTCTTGAGATGTGCGAACAACTCTAAAGTTTAATGGTCTTTTAGTCTCTTCACCTATAAGCAAATCAATCTTAGGTCTAATAATATTAAAGTCCTAAGGGGTAGCAGGAAAACCATCATCTACCTTGAATGGATTTGTTATACGCTTAAAGTCTTTCTCGTCAAAGATACTGTTATATAAGTTGTAATAGGTCTACATCTCGCCATGCTGCGTATCACGCCTACCGCCGCCAGAAGTAACATTACCTTCACCTATTATATAATCCACACAGTCATGCTACCACTTTTCGTCTTTCTTAGTTAGCGGGAGCTTCTGCTATGGAAATGCGGCACTATATAAATTATCTTTTACTCCTATCATTGTTAAAATGTATATACAGGTATATCGTCTTGCTGCTACTCATCATTCCACCAAGATTGGCCAAACAATGGCATTTCAAAGAGTTCAACCTATTTGTTTTCTTCTTTACTTTTAGCTACCTTTACCTAATAGAGTTCTTCCCTATACATCATAGTCATACATAATGCTATGACTCTATCGACGTTCTTTACGCCATCATTCTCTATAAGCTCCTCTATTAAAGGTTCGCTATATATTCTTTCTATATTAGGATGTCCTGGCTCAAATTCATCCATAAGCCATTCAAGTATTAAACCTTCTCCGTAAGCCCTAATAGACTTAGTCATATGACATCCTTTTCTTCTTTGTACTTTTGAATCTTTAAATACTTCTGAGATTATTTTATCTGGCTAATCAGCTAATAGATAATCACAATGCTTATTTGTAAAGTAAGGATAAATACCCTTACGTTCATTCTCAAATAACAATCTTGCATTATAAAAGATTAAAAGCTTTCGTACGTTTTCATAGTACTCTTCAGCAGTATCAGGTCGTCCTGAATATTCTGCTACAATAACATCATTCCAAGCTTCTCCAGCTTTAACGCGTTTAAATATAAATGTTGATCCTAAGGAGTTTGTAAAAGATTCATCGTGGTCGTCGGTTGTGTTATCGTATAGCTTTTTATCTATACTTCTATATGTCCCCATATAGCCCAGCATACATCATCACTATAAAAGTGTCGGGTGTTCGTGGATGGATTATATTTATTCACCATCTATGCGTTACACTGCCATACTGCCTTTCGCAATCAGTATGATTAGCACGGAATTGTCTGTTCGAGATGTTTCCCGTTTTTACCCGATTTTAGACCCGCTGACATTACGCGTACGGGTCACAATTGTGAGTCATTATATTTCTACATAAGAAAGTATGAGTATCACATTCAAAATTATACACAATACCAGTATACTTGCTAATATCTATCTATTTTATTTTGCAAATTATATATCTAAATTCGTCATCAAAAACCATTTGTTTATTTGAATGATTTGATAACTATCTATCTATTATTTTATTAGCCTTAACTGTATCTTCTATACAATATTTATCAAATAAACGTTTTAAATAAATAGATCCAGATTGTGCGATTCTTACACGATATGTCTTTTTCTAATTTACAACTCTTCCACATATTGTAGACTATTTGCTATCTCTTAGTTTAGATATTCCGTTTATTATTTTAAGCGCAAATAATAAATCCTAAACATCTTCTAATAAGTTTAAATTTACACTTACAAATTCAATAGTTGAGGTATTATTTCTATTATAAACACATCCATCAGAAGCCAGATAGCCAGATATTATATTTAATTTATATCTATCATTTATTCTTTTAATTCTATCTGGTATTGATTTATTATAACAACTATTACCAAACGTATTACTTAACCATTGCTATACCTTTTTAGATATAAAGTTTAGTTCTATAGTATTTCCTCTTACCCTATAATACGGAACTATACCTAATTCATTTTGTATAAAATTATAACACTTATCAAAATAAAATTTTTGATTTATATCGAATACGATGGAAACAGAATGCTTTTTACTATCGCACCAACCATCACCTAACCATAACCCAACAAACCACCAAAACTAATCAGAATTTATTGGAGCATCTTCGCATTTATTATTTGTGTTATAATATACATTTGGAAATTTGCAATAATATCCAACTTGAATATCTTTTGCTTTTACAAAATCATATTCTCCATTTAATGTCGGTGAGCATAATATTGGATGCTCTCTTGTAAATGTTGTAGTTCTATAAGAGTTGGCTGTTCTGATAGTGTATATATCTTCATTTTCTTTATCATAACGCTATAGATTACGTATATCAACAAACTCGCCATCTTTATTTATAAGTTTATCATCAAGAGTTACATCTTCTACATTTACTAAGCCTCTTTGTGTACACACTTTTTCGCCTGGCGTTAAACACCCCCCTATATATAATCCAAATGGAGGATCTTTAATTGGATATTCCCATATCACAATGGAACCATGTGGTTTATCATCTTTCTTCAAATGATATGTTGTTATATCTCCAGACTTCTTCTCAGTAGCTTTAACCTATCCTTCTCCATCCCAAGCTAAGTCTACAACATGTTTCATATTTCGTAGCTTCTCATTGGTTCTAATACGTGTTAATTGATTCATTAACAACTGCCTTGGGAAGATATTTTTACCAAGCTCCAATACAGCCTCCTACGGCTTTAATGGACGCTCTGATATAAATCTATCAATAGAAGTCTAAGATGCACCACCATCTTTTACTTTGTTTCTTTGAGCAATAAGTTCTTCTATAGCTTTCTCTCTAAGACTATTACCATACTAATCCATGAATCTCTACTTACCGTTCTCGTCAGTAGATTCCATATTAGACCATGACGGAACAAAGAATCCACATTTAGTCTATTCTTGACCATCATCCCATATGTTAGGAAATGATAAACAGTTGAACGCTTCTGGCTTATAGAATAAATTCTTAAGACCATCGAACGCGCCACCCTCAGTACCACCAGTACCAAAAGCAATCAAAAGACCAAAAGCTACACCGTCGTCAGTTTCTACAGCAGGCTGTTCAACTCGCCACGCTGTTTCAAGATTAGGGAACTTACCACCCTCTTCAAATAGTACAAGTTTACCACGAGTACCACGAAGTCTTTCAGGATCATTCTTAAGTGTGATACCTGTTATACTTGATAGATAACCTTGCTCAGTCTATTTACCAAACTCGTCTGTAATCTTAAAACCAGATACACGTTCCATACGTGTACTTGTAAGACGTTGTTTTGACCAAGCTGTATTCTTATCTATAAAGTCCATTATTTGCCAAGCTTTAGTAAGAAGACCGTCGCCAATCAAGAACTTCTATTCTGAAGCTACAGCAAAACTTTTAGATCCAGGTATTAACTCATAATTACGTACTAACATAGATGCTCCTTTAAATGAGTATCCGCGCTGTCTTGACTTAAGCACAACTAAGTGTTTACCCTAAGTCTCAGCTTCTTCTATGGCGTTAAAGTAATAGTAGTCATAATCCCAGAAGTTTGGGAACTCCAATATACGTTCACGTCTTGTACGTTTATTACCATATCTATCTGTATACTCAACCTCACTAAGTTTCATAATTGGGCTATAGTTAAGATAAAAGTAATTATATCCACTTATAGCATCACCGTCAGGAGCAACATATCCATATAGACATCTATTAGTTTCTTCATCCCAGTACTTTATATAATCAGTAGTTCCTGGAGGAGCTAATGTATAAGTACCGTGTTCTTTAAAGAATATAGCTGCCTATCTAAATTTATCACTATTATAAATCTTCTTATTAAAGTCAACCATAATTATTTAACTGTTTCATATAGACCGATAACACCGCCACCTTTAACCTTGCCAGATTCAAGCTGTTCAGCTTTAGCTTGTTTCATAGCTATATCTAATGATTTAACTACTCCGCTAACATCTTTAAGGATTCGTGTAATTTTAAGTGCTGTGTCTATATCCATACTACCTTCTGAATACTAATTCAGAGTTTCAATCAATCCCTCTGCTGCTGACTATGAAGATGATAGCAGTCTGGTTCCAGGAGTCTATTGAAACTCCTGAAACCTTTTTGCTAATATCATCATCTCGGCAGTAGGTTTATATTTATCATCATTGAACATATCTTTGCCTACAACAGATTGTCTTTCTTTCTCTGGATAAGCCTCGTATGGACTATTCCATTTGTATAGCCAAATAATATATTCAATCTCTTTTAAAGCCTAAGATTTATCTTCAGCATTATTATAATACTCCTTAAATGGAGGTATAGCTAAATCCTAAGTACTAAGCTTTATTTTACCACCTTGTATATCAAACATTACTTTCTAATATTTTTTGACCAATATGAATATTATTGCAGAACGCTAATGTTATATATTGGTTCATATTTTTAACTTCCTCAATATTTGTAGTCTGATTAAGATCGCCGATGCATAATCCGCAGTTATTTTCAATAAGGGCTGAAGTCGCATTCATATTTAGGTTTTTAATTGCATTAAAATCACAAACTAAGAATACGCTACCATGAGCACTAACCATATTAAAGTCATACCTTTCCATATTAATATCAAGTATAGAGTTCGATATTTTAGGCTTAAGACCACTCTCTTCGCTGATTTCAGAAACACAAAATAATCCAACGTTTGCAAAATTGTCTGCCTCTATAACCTTTTTTAAAAGATCATCATCAAACGACACTATAGAATATCTTTTTCTTAATCCACAAGCAATCAAAGTTTTAACAAGCTTATGTACATAAGGTTTGTTATCGTATAAATACTCTTCTTTGGCTTTAACGTTTTGAACAATTGCGTAAAAGTTAGCGCCATAATATCTTATAAGTTTACAAGCATCTTCAAGTTTAATAAAATTATAATTACCGCTTTGTATTTCTGCAAATGTAACTTCATTAGATAATTTATTCTCTGAACCGATTCTAAATAAAGTTGTATTTGTTACAATCCACACATTATCCTTTGTAAATGTTACATTTAAAGCAATGTTCTTCCAACCTTTCTTAAGCACTCCCTTGATTACATCCTCAATTCTTTCATTTGAATTTATCGTTGGTTTAGAGTTTATACATTTAAGAACCTTATCTGCATCATCAAAATTAGTAGAATTAGGGTTCATGTCATTTATAACTTGCTGCAATGACTTCACGTTATCGTCAGAAACATTTGTACCATCATATCCACCAATACCATTTACGTACAATGCATTTATAGAAGTATTATCTGCAGTATTTTTCTTTGAAATTAATTCAAGAGCATTTAAATTACCATTTTCTAAAGATCCAGCACCAATAGAAAATACTGTATTAAATTGATAATTACCTACAGTTTTATTATTACTTACATTATAAGCACCGCTTGCAAACTCGCAATTATTAGAAACTTTATTTCTTAATCCAAAACACTAAATATAATTTGGATATTTATTAGTAGATGAAGATGTGTATAAAGAATGTCCAACAATTATGGAATTATTTCCTCCAACAAAAACTCCAGTTCCGCATAATATATTATTCTTACCACTTGATGTAACAGAATATGCTACAACGTAATCACATTCGTTTAACTTATCTAAGTTAGAGTTATTAATTTCTATTGTATCGTCGTCTATTCTGGTAAAATTATTAGACATTCTTGTAAGAACGTTAGTATTTGATATTTCTTTAAATGAATATTTTTTATCGTTTTTAACAATAGCAAATCTATCGGTTATACCAAGAAGTCCTTCTTTTAACTAATATTCAACAATACTGCCTTTTTTAACTATCAATCTTAATTTACCACCAGGGTTTTTACTAACCTACACAGCAACTCTATTACCTAATAAAATATTAGAAGCTGCTTCATTAGTTGAATATACGCCCGTTCCTACTCCAATATTATTTTTACCTAAAAGAATATTTATGCTTCCTAAGTTTAAATTTGCCGATCCACTTATATAGTTAAGTGAAATATCAGACGAATATTCTTTATTCTACAAATCAATAGACAAATAATCGTTTTCTTTATCAGAAAGCATATTGAGCGATTTTGAATAAAATTTATTTCCAGCATTATCAGAAGCTTCTAATACTGTGTTTATTTTTAAATATTTATCAAGATTTGAGCTTGTAGGATTTGAGCCATTATTACCGGTTCCGCTACTACCAGCTAAACTTAATGTAGCATTAGCATCTAACACAGTTCCTTTTGGATAACCTTTATTCTCACTACCGATAATAACATTAAGATTTTCTGGATATATTAAACCGCCACCAGTAAGTGCGGAATTAACTAATTTTGCTGTATTCATATTTTTATATTAATTTAATCCCGCATCCATTATACGGTTTTATAATTATTTGTTATATTATTATTAATCAATGTCTTAGGATTCTCATGTACAACATAAGCACTACTATAACCTATAAACACATTACTAAATCTCTAATTGTTAGAATATTGAGATGCACTTGTATATCTGTTAGATGGGAATACTGATACGAACTTAAAGTATCCCTAATTAGAAAAGTTTACATAATCCTAAACAAATGCACTATTTATATCTGTTAAGTTAGTAAACTTCTGGAATACAGAATTAAATACTGCAGGATTAGCAGCTGTACTCTCTGGAGCTTTAACCATAGCAAATACTCTACTAATATTTCCAAGCGTATTATTTGATATATAATCAAATGCTGTAAATACTTGATTTGGATATACAGAAGTATATGCAAACGTACCACTTAAAGATGTTATATTAGGAGCATATTCAAAGAAGTGCGGTGGGATTACATATACATCACTACTACTGCTACTCTTTGACACTCTGGTTAGACTTGAACATGAGCTAAACATGTTTGTTAAGTTTTTCTTAAAGTTCTTAAATGGAAGTAACAATATATCTGGTATTCTACCTCTAAGTCCAGTTTCGTTGTAATGTGGCCATTGTGGACCACATGCATTAAATATACTTGTAATATCGCAATTACCATTACAATATCTAAATAAGTCTGGAGCGCAGCAGAAGTTTAAGCTACCATTAACAACATTACCACCTTGTCCTATAGATACTAATATTGTATTAGAGTCATGTTCATAGTCTCCGTTGTGTTTACCATCTTTAGTAGTCACACCATCGTAAGACCACATTATAGTCTCATCAATATTATCATAGCTTGTATTTATAGAAATAACACCACCTTTGTATATAAACTTAAATGGATTATAATTTTCATTATGTATTAACTCTGGGTTATTGTTTACATACGGCTCTATTCTACTATTTGCAAATGCATTGTACAAACTAAGTATTGATGTATTTGGAGCTTCCGTAGATACAACTTGTTTAGAATATAACGCTCCTTCTGGATTTGTTACCTCTTCCCAGTTATCAGCATTCTTACTAAACCACTTAACTACATTGTTGGCGTTCTCCATCTTAATCTCGCTACCGTCATCTCTTACTATATTGTATATAACAACCTTTTTGTTGTCTCTATATTCTGTATCAGTAGTTAATGTTCCATCTTGTATACCATAATAAGTATTACTTATCGTTCTACTACCATGATAGAACAATCTGTATGGAATATAGCTCTGATTACTTTCAGAGTATGATGAGTTTGAGAATATACCATGAGCATACTAAAGATTAGGACAGTTAGCAAAACCATTAGATGTTAACTTATATGTAAACTTAGCGTCTCTAAACAATCCAACTACATTATTAAGCTGCGTGTTTGTTAAGAATAATGATCCAGGAAGTTCTACGTGATTACCGTTTATCTAATTAGGCATTGTTGTATACGCAAAGAATCCACTACAGTTCTATAACTTAGGACAGCTCTTAAATATGTCATATGGGAATTGACCACTAATAACTTTAGTACAACCACTTCCGAATGTAGTCTAACTGTAATTATTATCAATACAATCTATAGATGTTAAATTTACAAATCCTTTAAGTGAATCGTCGTTTATATTAAATATAACTCCTCCATTTAGTTTCTCAGAAGACAAGAAACCATTTATTCTTGTAACATGCTGAGGATTCTTAAATATATTTGTAAAGTTAATTGTTCCGTGACCATACTTAGATACGAACGAAGCTGATACATTAGATACATTTGTTGTTATATTTATTGTATCATAATCTATATAATTAGCATTTACAAATCTACTTATGTTGCTAAGACTTGTTAAGTTCTTAAAGAAGTCTTTAAGATTTCCATATAAAGATGGATTAGTCTTAAATGATTCATCAAGATTATCTTTTATTGCAGTATTAAATACATCTGATGTATTAAGTGTGTTTGTATTATTTACAATTACGTTGTTTGTAGTGCTTAAGAAAAACTCAACATTGTTTATCTTGTAATTCTTAGTGCTATGTCTAAATAAGAATCTATCAAACACTCCAGTTGTTGGTCCAGTCCAAATATCACTAATATTAATAAGAGAATCTACAAGTGGACTAAACAAACCGTCATCTACAGTTACATTATCACCAACAAAATGAGGAGAATATAATACTGCGCTATTTCCCCAACATCCAGTAAATGTATCATGTAAAGAAGTTATTCCTTTAGCAAGTTTAAACATATATCTGTTAGGAGAGTTATCAGCCTAACTTGTCTTCTGAAACTTTGCATTCTATACAAAGTAGAACATTGAATCGAGATTTGTAAGAGATCCTAAATTCTATAATGTATAATATATATCAAACAAAGTACATGCTGTATTCGCATACATCATCTATGCGTCTGTTATATCTTGGAATGTAATATTAGTTTGTTTACTTGATACATTAATAGGCATAACAAAGTTATCATTAGGAATAGCATTATTTGTAATAACTTCACTTGGGAGTTTTACAACATGTGTATTATCTGCTATAGCCTATGTATTCTTTCCTTGAAAGTTAACAGTACTTGTAGTTCCATGTATAGAGAATTTAGACAATCCACTAAAACATTTACCACACTTAACAACTATATTACCATATACTCTTAACAAGTTATCACACTTATCAAAAGTATTAGTTATATATGCAGGTCTATTTACATCTGTAGAGAATTGTATTTCTTTAATACCACTATTAGATTGTATATTGAATTCTTGTATACTTGAGAATTCTGATAAATCAAGAAGTTGACTATTGTTAAAGTTGTTAATCAACGTATTATCCAAATACAACTTAAGTATATTCTGTTGATTACAATTAGAAATATTAACAGTCTTTAAATTAACATTACCAGACAGATTAACATTTGTTAAACTATTTAAGTCTGACAATGTAACAAAGTTATCTTCTCTACCACCAGTTAACTAAGCATTATTAGTAATCTTAACATCTGATAGATTAGGACAGTTCTCTACGTCTACAATCTCAAGATTAATATTGCTATCAACAATAAGCTTCTGTAAATTTTCACAGTGTGTAATTCTTACACTTCTTAAGTTTGCATATCCAGTAAGATTTAACTCTTTAATTGTATTACAATCTTCTATATACACAGAGCTAAGGTTGTTACATCCTGAAAGATCTACGTCTGGAATGTACTGCTGATGTATAAGTCTTAAATCCATAATATTACTATTTGTGATATTAAGACTCTGTAAAGGTACATTTGTTGGTATGAATATATTAGTAATACAACTACTTCCAGATATATCAATATCTGTTAACTTTGTAAACTTAGTTCTTGCATTAGCTGTACCAGGATTCTATTCTATATCAAGATAGAACGAATCTCCACTAATAGCACATGCTGTATTTGCAAAGTTTATAGTTCTAACCTCAGATACATTTGCTTGTCTAAATACATCAAGACTAAACTGACCACTAAAGTACTTATTGTTATGCATGTCTAATGTGTGTATAGCAGGCAAACCAAGTGGGTCAATATTTAACTCATTTATAGATTTAGCAATAGAGCTAATCTTCATATTGTATAATGGAGTAAGCTTATCTCCAAGCTCTATAATTGAATTAGAGTTATTAATAGTCCAAGTATAAGGACCACCTTGCTACATGTTACCAACGTTAACATAAGTCTTTGTATTATTTGGTAAGAAGTAGAATGCCTGAACAGTATCACCAACAGCTATTCTTGATATAACTGGGCAGTTAGATGTTACTGGTAAAGCATCAACCTAAGTACCAGCAACAGTGGCATTAACTGTAACGTCAGTGTTATTCTTAAACGTCATAGCTGCCTACCTCTTAGACATGTCTCTCCATCTGAACAAACTATCCAAGAATACAACGTGCTTCTTAAGCCATGTTCTATTATGAGCTACTTTACGACCATGGAGCTTTACAATATCCTTAGCGTTTGTAATAATATTACTTGTAAACTAAAGCATGTACTTAAGCTTATAGTCATAGTTAAATATAAGAGATCCACAAAGCTCTGTTTGCTTTATAAAGTACTTATCTGTAAAGTAATTCATGAATGTGTCATAACCATTAGCATTTGCAAGTGCTTCAGTAAAGCTTCTAAACTCATACCAATACTGAGCATATATAGAGTTTACTGTATCTTGACCGTCTCTCCACTTTGCTTTTGTAAACGGAGTATCAAGAGAAAGCCACAGCTTATTGGTATTTGCAGATACTGTAGTTTTAGATAAACCTTTATCATGGTTAAACGTTTCAGCTACATATTTCATACCTTGTGTAGCGTTCTCAGATGTAGCTTGATTAGTTATATACTTAATCCATACATCTGGGTCAATCTTAAGCTCACCTTGGTTATCGCTACCATTAGCAGTATCAAGGTCATAGAAGTCTACATAGAACGTAGAACCATCCCATGTTCTATATGTAGAGTTCTTACCAAAGTTATCTACAAGACCGAAGTAGTTACATATAATAAAGTATTTGAAAGCACTATCTACACTAAATCCCATATTATCGCTAATACTATTAGGATCGACTATAATCTATTGCTTTCTGTTTAGCTTACTATAATTACCACTTGAATCAACAGTATATTGATCATAAGAACCAGAGATCATTGGAATTGTGTTAGTTCCATTAACATCACTTGAATAACAACCCTCAATAGGTAATTTCATGATGTTTGAAACAAACTCTTTAAAGCCTTGATAGTCTGAAGTTCTCTTACCACTTGGGAATCTAACTTCATACTTCTGGTTTAGAATATTATCATCATTCTGCCAGAAATCACCTTTACTTGTATCAAGGTCTTCTGGAAGACTATTTGTTATTCTTTCAAATCCAACTAATGAGTTTGTATCCTTAATCTCAATCCAAGCAGATTTATCTTGATCAAACGTCTCATCTATTTCTACATTATCAGCATAGAATGGGAACGTTGTAACTTGAATTGGATTATGATCTGCAGCATTCTTAATTGACTTAACCTACTTAAAACCTAAGTTTCTATGAGCGTCACGACCAATGTTGAATGAGTATACGCCTAACGGAGTAACAGATAAAGTATTCTAAGCGTCTGTATAGAACTTTATAATAACAAATACTGGGAAGCCTTCTACTGTATGTTTAAGTGTAGCTGTAGGCTACTGTGTCTTAACATACTGAGAATCATATACATTCTTTAAAGCTATAGGATCAAATGGGAAATAAGGATTATCTTTCTTTCCAAGTTCAGTATTTATAAATGAACCGATAGCAGCATTGTTAGCATGTGAGCTATCTACAATATCAGCCTTAAGTGTATAAGTTTGTTCTGGTATCCATGTTGACTTAGGTGTAAATATAGTACCAGTTGGTAATGTTATATTTAAGTTCTTTACTGAGTCCTTAAGAGTAGATGTACCTTGAAGGCTTATAGTAGCATTCTTAATAGTCTTTACAGAGTTATCTGTATTTGAACCATCGTTGCTAATACCAATTGGATCCCAGTACTAAACAACCTTATTCTCAGTCTCTGGTAATGTTACAGAAGAAGAAGACTGTTGTTTAACAAACGAGTTGAATGACCATGATGAATCATTACTAACATCAATAAGCATAATTGGAACACCAATCTCTTTTGCATTCTCAGCAAGCTTATTTACATCAAGTCTGTTATTAGAATCAAGTAAGAAGTCTATAGTATATTGCTGTGCGTCTTTATCATACAACAAAGACTTAATGTTTCCATCAGCATCTCTTGAACAGAAGTTCTTTTTCAACTCTGCATCAATTCTACCATAGTTAGGAGCATTGTTAACATAATTTGTAGATACAATGTTATTTATATGCTGACACATTATATCAAACTCATTAAGAGCTTCTGTGTAAATTCTAATACTATATATATTAGTATCACACTTGTTTATCAAATGCTCTTTACCACCCTTAATGTATCGTCTACAGCCTACATATAAACTATCTCCCATCTTTATTCTGGTTGATAATTTACGTACTGCTGATACTACACCATCAAGATATACTTTAACAATGTATTCTATGTTACCATCAACTGTCTGCTAATAACAAACAATAGCAATATCATTATCAATGTTATCTTCAAGCTCAAGAACTCTTTGGTTATCTATATACAAACCGTGTACGTCTATTGATATACCGTTTGTAATATCACCTAAGTTACTATCAGCTACAGATACATCACCAGAGAACAATATAGTTCTATTATCATCTGGATGATAATCTGCATGATAATGTAAACATATGGTATACACATCTCCTAAAGATGATAACAAATCATCAAACTTATAATCTGTATTGTCAAGCTTAAACTTGTTTATAATACCAGTAGCTCCATTACTTACTCTGTAATAAAACTCTCCAGTATCCTTAACGCTAATAGCTGATCTAACATTTTGTTTGATTGTAGACATGCTTGACTTAGCGGCCTTTGATCTAAGTTTATATAATGGGTTAGTATATTCAAACTCATATGTACCTTGGTTAAAGTTTTTTGCAGTCATATCAAAGATACAGCTATTATACATATTAAATGTATCATTAATATAGTTAACCTTTGACTTAACAAACTTTATATAGTAAATAGCTTCTGCTGTTTTATTACCAGCTTTAACTACTACTCTAACCTTTGAAACTTTATCTTTTACAGCAAAGTCTTTATTTGATACTGATATATAATCTTTAACAACTTGTGCAAATATACCAGGTTGATTAGATCTAACTTGTGTATCATCAATAAATATATCATAGTTAAATGACGTTAACTGTGATACATATGGAGTAAACTCAAGATATAAACTACCATCCATATTAACTTCTACAGGATTGTTCTAATCCTTACTCATAACATTAGTTGAAATCATAATGGTATTTGATACCAAAGTTAATGAGGATTTAATAGACTTAGTTATGTTCTAATCTTGTTTGTTTGTAAGAGTTTGCTTTACTGAATATACATCTATCCATTTTGTATCTTCTGTAAACAAATCAGATAAACTTATAGAGTTAGTCTGTTGATTTGTAGAAGCTACACTTATGTCATAAGACTTCTAAATAGTGTTGCTATTGCCTTGTATCAACAAGTCTAATGTATATTGACCAATAGTACCAACACTATATTGTAGTTTGATAAACGATGTATTAAGCGTTGTTAGTGAAGCAGCAACATCTTCACACTTTAATATAATGTTATTATCAATAACAGAGCCACTCCATTGTCCTTGTCCATATACACCATTACTATCATCATTATAAGATGCTGATATAACAAGTCTACCAGTATGGTTATTTAATGATTTGGCAACATTTGTATAAGGTATAAAGAATACGCTATTAGACGCATTTACAGATGTAGCGTATATTTTTGTACTACCTACATAAGCTGATATCTCCCAAGGCTTATTGTATTTAACAGAAATACCTTCAATGTTAACTTGTAGACCATCCTCTCCCATATTAATAGTAGAGTTTGATTCTTTATTGTTAACCTTTATTGTTACTGATAATTCTTCGCCTGATGGAACTGTGCCTCCACCTCCACCAGATCCGCCTCCACCATGAAGTGCAAGCCAGGATATGTTTCCTTGCGCTATAGAAAGATCATCTTTTAATCTTTCAATAGCAGTATCTACTGATATTACCGACTCGTTAGCTTTAAGCATTTTGGGATTAGTTAGCGACACTCCTTTAGCATCGCTACTCATTAATATCTCCCATTTGCTACGATCGGTATTAAATTTCTTTAAGTTATTCATTATTAAAAGATTAAAGAGTTATTGTATACGTTTCTGTGCTTGTTATATTATAAGCTTGCTTATCAGCTTCAGATGTAGGTTCGCAAGTCATACTAACAGTAGTTAGATTAGGAATCTGTTTATTTGGATCCCACTTAGCAGTATTCTTATCTTCGTTAACATCCCATACGCCATGTATCTGTTTAGCTTCAACAATTACTGAGTTGTTTGTAACCTTATACTTTATATACATAGGGTAATGTTGTTTCCTATTTTCATTAGGAGTTGTAGCATTAGATGCTGCCTTGAAGTAAGACATAAGCCAAGGTATTATATATTCATCTCCTGAAGGCTGCTCCTTGTTAGAAACAAGTTTATATCCAGTAGCCTAAGACATAACGTATGTAGGAGCTGTAATTGTATCTACAAGCTCATATCTTGCAAAGTTGTTAGATGGGTCAATATCTTGTTGTCTTGTAACCTGAATTACTGGACGTCTTGATAAAGCATCATCAACATCTGCCATTATATCAATAGCTGGATTAACTTTATTCTCAGATGTAATATAATTCTCTGGTGCATCATATATAGGCTTACTCAATGTATAAGTATGCTTATGTCCACCAAACACCATCTTTATTCCATGCTTCTTAAACAGTCTTGAGAATCTATATTTACCAGCAGTGTTGTGTGTATTAAGGTGAGAACCTTCTCTACCAGCACTACCTTTCATAAACTACCAAGTAACCATTGTAAATGGCATCTCATGCATATATACAAATGGCTTCTTAACAAGCTTACCTGAGTTCATAAGTGATTCAAACCAAGTCTCAATACTCTGATTAGCAGCTTGTGCGAATGATGCATCTGCTATACCATTATTATATGTCTTACTTGAAGCTTCTGCTGTTTCTGAATTTAAACATACAAAACTAAAGTCCCCATACGTATAGTAGTACAATGAGTATAAAGGATATGAACCGCCATTCCAAGTAAACGAATAGTCAAAGTCTGGATCAAGTTCAAATGTAAAGTATCTCAATACATTGATATGATTGAACTTAGAGGTAGCGTCTTCTCCATCTGTAAGAAGAGTTGGATGTTCACTACATAGGTCATTATTACCTATGGTAAACATCTCTGTCTTATTTGGAATAAACGTATCAAGAGCTTCATAGTAATCAATCCACTCATTCTCTCTATTACCACTCTGTGCTATATCTCCAGTATTAACTAAGAAGTCAAAGTTCTCTTCAGCCATTATACCAGCAGATCTAAACCAAGGTCTATAATCTAACCAGCTGAATCCCTATTGATCAGTTTCCTGTATAAAAGTAAATCCATTAGCAGCAACATCTGAATTACTTGCTACCTTTGTTTTATAGATCTTACTCTTATATGATTCATCAGTAAATCTACATACTTGATATTCATACTCTCCAGCTTCAAATGTATTGCTTAAAACAACCTTATGAGTTGTTACCCACATACCACTTGGAGTTCTCCATCTGAGTCTCTTATAATGATCTATAAACTTATTTATAGCTGCTGTGTTATTCTTATCGCCTTGTGTTATAGATCTAATTACAGTCCATTCAGTTTGACCAACCTTTCTATATCTAAGATACTCATCATAGTTACCAACTGATACCCAGTTAAAACATCTTGAAGCTTTATTTGTATCACCAGCTGTAGCTTTTATACCGAAAGTACATCTAACACAATTAGGTTTAAATGGGTCAAACGATGTCTTATTTGTAAAGAAGTTCTTACCTTCCCATGAAGCTTTTGGAGTAAACTTCTGCTTAAGACTATCTGGATAGTAATACATTGGAACATTACCTGCAAACTATGTCTGTGTGTTCATATTTATATATGTCCATAAAGACTTAGTCTTTCTTGCACCGTATGCTTTATTACCTTGCTTAGAAGGCTCAAGCATAAACCATCTTACATATACACAGTCTTTAGCGTTATCCGTACTATTAACCTGGAATGTAGCATCACCTTCATATACAGAACCCGAACCAAATCCACAGCTATCAATGTAGCCTTGATATGTAAAGTTCTTGTTCCATGGAGACTTTAATTCTCCTTTATCAAGAGGATTGCCTTGCTGATCGTATACCCAGTTGTTTTCAATATCACCAACACATAAGTAGAAGCTTGAAGCATCTTGGCTAAATCCTATTGGACTATCTCCATCCATCCATATCTGATCATATGAATTAACTTCTATGAATGCGCTCTTAGTAGTATTACATCTCTGTCCACGTATTAAGTATGTAGAACCAGCTTTTATAACACCATCAAGTTTAAGAGTCTTCCACTTAAAACCGTTATGACCATTACCGTATAGAGTGCCATCTGTATATAACAGCATTAAACCATTTAGGTTAATATCGTTATTTGAACCATTTGCAAGCTCTATAAAGTTATGACTACATATTTGGTTATCATTATTTACACCTCCACAGTATACTTCATTTATACACAATAAATGATCAACATATACTTTCCATGCAGGATCAATATTGCCAACCTTTGTAGCTTGATCAACTTTTCTCCTTACAGTTATTTTACCATTCTGATCAACTTGTACGTTGTAAGCAGAACTACCATCAGTAAATGTAAGATGATCAAGATGTGTA